CCGTCCGGCGCACCAAGCGTGCGATCCATGATCCAGGTCGTCTCGTCGAAGCCGCCGTCGGTGCCGTAGATGCTGACCTGCATATCGCGGTTGACGTCTGCGGGATCTTCGAGCACGTCGGCGCCGATCAGTTCTTGCACGCGGAACTTCGCGGCCAGGCCGGGCCAGTCGCGCCGGCAGCGCTCGGCCACGTTCGATCCCGGCGCGTCGGGGTCGGCATCCTCGATGCCCCACCGAACGGCCATGCCGCCGATGTACTCCCAGGAGAAGGCGTCGCGGTCTCCGAGCATCTGCGCAATGGGCATACCGGCCGGGTAGACCGTGCCGCTGTAGGTGTCGGTGTAGCTGTATAGTGGGTGCCTGCCGCGCTCGGCGGCGCGCGCAAAGGCGGCGTCGGCGGCCGAGTACAGGCCCTGCCGGCGCTGCATCTCGGTGCCCTTGGGCAGCTCAGGGAAGAGCCACAGGGCCTTGTACTGGCGCTCGCGGATGCGCTTGCACAGCGTCCACTCGCGCGAGACCGACTCGCCATCCCACCAGAGCCACAGGGACGGCACGGGCAGGCGCACCTTCGTTGCGCGCGGCTCTAGCGGGCTGTAGCTAAACTGGTTCGCAACGGCCACCGCGGTCGGCGTCGCCCCGGTCGCGACGATCCCGGTATGGGTGGCCAGTTTCGCGTCGAGCGTGTTGCGCAGCGTCCAGCCCAGGAACGCCAGCAGGTAGTCAACGGCCGGGTCAACCAGGCGCTGCCCGGCCGTGCCTGCCGGGATCGGCAGCGTGAGCGGGCCGACAAGCGACGTGGTGCCCATGGGTCAGGGCTAGCCGCGGTCGAACTTCACGCGCAGTGGCAGGGCAGTAGTGGCCGCGGTGCCAAAGATGGTATCGACGAGTTGCGTTTCGGGCATGTCCTTCGCAACCGTTACCGTGTCGGTGTGGCCATTGACCCAGCCGACCAGGACGTCGCCGTCGGCCTCGGCAACGAACTGCACGATCGCGGCTTTGCTGCCGGGCATGATGTCGCGCACGCCGAAGGTGAACGTGCCAGCGCCGCCAAGTTGGGCGGGGACGTCAATCGTCGTCACGGTCAGCAGGCCAGTCGTGGCTACGATGGTCTCGCCGCCACCTGCCGCCAGGAGCATCAGCGAAACGGTCGCCGCGTCGCCGTCCGGGTTGGTACCGGTGAACACGATCGGGTCGGTCGTGTTGTACGTGGCAGCCATGGCCGAGGTCGTCACGCTGACCGTCATGGGCAGCACAAACACGGCCGGGCCAGGGTTGGCCAGCCCGCCGTCGAGCGTCGCGGCGCTGTAGCTTTGCGCAGCAACGTTGGTGGCAATGGCCTGCTTGAGCCCGTTCGCCACAGCAATGGCGGCGTAGGTCCGGCACTCGTCCGGCGGATGCATCAAGTGTAGTTGGTTCACTGGCATCAGAACACTCCGAACGAGTCAGGGTCGCGGAACACGGGTTCGCGAACGTCGGTATCGTCTGCGCATCCGCTTCGCACGACGCCGCCGACATTCGCGGCAGGCTCGGGCGCGGTTGCGATGTTGAGTCGGGTAACGCCCTTGCGGATGTCCAGCAGCTCCTGGCGCGTGACTTCCAGCTTCTTGATCCACTCGGCGCGGATGTACTCGGGGTGGCGCCGCGCCAGGTAGCACTCGGCCACGTCCAGCACGAGCCGCTTCAGTTCAGACGGTGCGCCGGTGCCAAGCGCGCGCAGTGCCGTCAGGTCGTACACCGGAGTTAGGAAGCCCTCGACGTATCCCTCGGCGTCGGCAATAACGCGCGTCATTGGGTTGACGTCGGCGGCACCGTCGGCGTTGTCGTCCAGGATCTGCCGGACCACGTCCGAGCTGATCCGGTCTTCCAGGTCAGTCTGTACGACGTAGGTCATGGCTCACAGTGCGGCGCCAAGGAACACGAGCCCGGCGGCCTCTGCATCCTTGTGCTTGCTGACCGGCAACAGCTTGGCGTCGCCCGGTACCCAGTAGGGAACGACCAGATCGCCGACCGTGACGCGCGTGCCCTTGCCGGTGTGCTTCCAGCGCTCGTGCGGCTCGTCCCTGTGCTCGTCGAGCGGCACTAGGCCGAACCGGCGCGCGGCAGGCTCCCACGCTTCGGGGATGTGCTTGACGTCCCCGTGATACCAGCGCACGGCGCGATCCACGTCGGTCTTGCCGATTCGGATCGTGGTGAACGCCAGCGCACGGGTCGGCCCGGTGTTGATCCACTCGCGGCCGATTGGTTGCTCAGGTGCTGGCGCGGGCTCGTGCTCGTCGGCGCCGACCATGACAGGGGGCGCGTCGAGCGGCGGGCTGTAGTCCTCGATAGGAACTAGGCCAGCGCTCTTGGCGTCCTTCCAGGTCTCGGCCGGCAACGCCTTCGCCTCGCGGTGGCGCCAGTGGATGCGCCGCATCACCTTGCGCCCGTCAATCGTGAACAGCAGCGACACGTCGAGCGCTGCGCCTGGGTTGATCCATTGGCTTGGCTGCATAGTGTCTGCCACTGCGGCTTGCGCGGGGCCCTGGGCGGGCAGACCGAAGTCCGCCGCGCCCAGCGCCTGCGCAGGGTCGGAGGGGGAGGAGGCGGGGCCCTCCGACCGTCGCTTGTGCCTCCTAGATGCGCTCACGATCAGATGGGGCTAGTGAGCAGGTAGCTGGTCGTGGCGGCCACAACCAACTCGTCTTCGAGCACGCTGACCTGGGCCTTGTAGCTGCCACCGTGACCGGCGAGCGGCTTGAACTCGACCTGAGTGAGCGGCTGGCCGCAGCGCAGCACCCAACCGAAGGCGGCGTTGCGGATGCTGGGCGGGCCGCGCCGGACGATGCCGAACACGTCGGGCCACACGCGAAGGAAGGCAGCCGCGGCGCCCTCGGCCGAGCTGTCGTACCGGGCCTTCGTCACGAAGTAGTCGGCCGCGCCGAAGAACTTCGCGATCATCGCGGGAGTTGCGAGGCCGGGGCTGGAGCCGTTGTACTGGAACAGCGCCAGAATGTCGGGGTGACGGCTGAGGACGTTGTAGACGCCGGACGAGCTGAAGAACACCCACTCGCCGCCGCCGAAGCCCTGCCAGCACGCATCCATCGCGGTCTGGATGTCGGCGATCGGATTGCCGCCGCCGGCCGTGTTCCACCGGTCCGCCGCGGGAATGACCGCGGTGTTGGCGCCGTAGCTACCAGCTGCGCCGGCAATGGCTGCGATGCGCACTTCGCGCTGCAGGGCCTCGATGTCGGCAATGGCCTCGACCACGTCAACCATCTCGTCCAGCGGAGCGTCTTGATTCTGCAGGGTGCGAACCGAAACGCGATTGCTCAGCCCGTAGCACTCGCACGCATAGCTGGTCGTGCTGCGGGTCTCTTCGATCTCGTTCGCCTCGCCGCCGTCAGCCATCTGGTCGTTGGGCAAGCGGAGTCGGTCGCTCTGGCCGTAGGTCGGAATCACACCGCCTTCTTTGGCGACCTGAACCACCGGCATCAGCTCGGTGCCCACGTACGCCTCGTTGGCGTACTGCACCGACACGTTCGAGAGCGTCGAGTTGGTATGGACGTCGCCAGGAAGCACGCCCTTGGTGCGCAGGTCGACGAGACCACGGTTCGCGGCGGCAAAGGCCGCAACGTCGCGCGGGTCGTTCGAGCGGGCCACGTCGGCAAGGGCCGCGCGAAAGGCGCGATACTTCTGCCCCGCGGTCATGTTGCCAGTGCGCTCGGCGTGCTGCTCACGCCACCGAAGCAACGCCTGGTCCGTGAGAACCGGCGCCTGGTCTTGGACCTTGGCTGCGTCAAGCAGGCGCTTGACCTCGGCCACGTCGTCCTGAGTGAGCTGAACCAGCTGAGTGTTATCCATTTTCTCTGTGTCCCGGGTCAGACCGACTCAACGAAAGAGCGGCCGTGGAAGTGCAGTCCAACGATGTCGCCGGCAACGCCGGTGTCTTCGAACACGCCGAAGGTCGGCGTCACCGTGTCGCCATCGGCCAACGCCGGGGCGTCACTGAAACCATCATTCATGGCATCCCACGCGGCGTAGACGCCAGCGGTTGCGCCGGCCGTGCCGACGACAACGGGGATGCAACCGGAGCCAATGGCGTAGACTTTCACGCCAGCTCCAGCCGCTGCGGTATGGGCCGCAACGTACATGCCACTGGCCGCGGTCGTGCAGTTCACGACCGTCGCGGCCAGTGCGGTTCGCTCAAGCAGGAAGCCGCGAGTCACGGCGCCGAGCGCCGTCACGGTCTTCTGCATGCTAAACTGCTCGTCAATGCGTCGAGTAGCCATGGCGTCTTGCTCCTACGCAGACTCGACGAACGTGCGAGGCTGGAACCAGAGGCCAACGATGTCGCCCGCAACGCCGCTGTCCTCGAACACGCCGTAAACGGCCGTGACGGTGTTGCCGTCGGCCAATGCTGGCGCGTTGGTAAAGCCGTCGTTCGCGGCTGCCCATGCAGCGTAGGATCCGGCCGTTGCGCCACCGGTGCCGACCTCGACAGGGATGCAACCGCAGCCGGGCCCGTACACCTTGACGCTCGCCCCAGCCGCGCCGGTCTCGGCAGCGACGTACATTCCGATCGTCGCCGTGGTGCAGTTGTTCACAGTCGCGGCGCCCGCGGTGCGCTCCAGCAAGTAGCCGACGGTCGCAGCGCCAGCGGCAACGACGGTCTTTTCCATCGCGTACAGTTCATTGATGCGTCGAGTGGCCATGATTCTCCCTAGCGGCTCAGGTGAGCTTCCACGCGGCGCTGTAGTGCCTCGCCGCTATCAGTCGTCTTGGTGGTCGGCTGCGGCAGCGGCGCCGTGCCGATCGTCGTCTGCTTGTCGAGCAGCACCATTGACGGGCGCGCTCGGATTGCAGCGAGTTGCTTGTCGTACAGGTCGCGATTGACCCGGAACAGCTCGACCAGGCCATCCACCTCGGCCGGCACGATCTTGGTGCCGAGCAGCGCGGACAGGTCGCGGCGACACAATTCGGTGGTGGCCTTGTCGGCTCGGGCCTGTTGCTCGGCGCGCGCTGCTTCGAGGGCCACGGCGCGCTCGGTCAGCGCGGCAATGGTCGCATCGCGCTCGGCAATGGCCATCGCGAGTGAAGCGCAGCCGTCGTCAGACACGGCCACAACGGGCGCTGTCAGGTCGGCCATTGGCCCGGGCTCGTCGGCCACGACCTCGACCGGTGCCGGCTCGTCGACCACGGGCTCCGCAACGATGGCAGGCTCGGGCTCGGCCACGGGCTCCACCGGCTTGGGCTCCTCGGCCTCGACCGGCTCGGGAACCGACTGCATCTGCTTTCGCTTTGCCATAGCCTTTTCGCGTCGCCTCGCCTGTGCGTCCGGGTTGGCCGGGACAGGGGTCACGCTGAACTCAATCAGCTCGTTGTCTGCGAGCACCACGACGTCGTTGCCGTCGCGCATCTCGCTGCGCAGCTCGTTCGGGATGAAGCCAACCGAACCGGTTCGAAGCACGCCCTCGCGAACGAGTTGGAATGCCTGCTCGGCGCGCGGGTTGGCCCTCTCGGATGCGAAGACCACGGTTCCGCGCAGCTCGCCGTCGACCACGCCGACATTGACGGCCTTGCCGATTGGCAGCTCGCGGCTGTCGTGCGACCAGAGCACTACGGGGTTTGAGGCGTAGCTGTCGAGTCGCCAGGTTTGCTCGACGATTTCGCCGTATCGGTCGATGCGGTCGGTGCTGAAGGTGAAGTCGACTTCGCGCGAATCTTCGCGCATCGCTCGCACGTGCACGTCTCGCGTGCAGAGATCGCCCTGTCGTGCATCCATTCGGGCTGCCCGTTTCTGTTGCGGCAGCACTCGGCGCCGCTATGCGGTTTCGTCATCGGTGGCTGACTCGTCGCTTTCGAGGTCTGTCAGGTCCACGTCTTCGCCGTCGTCTTGCGGCGCGGCCGGCGCTGGCGGCTTCGGAGCTTCAAGCAACTGCTCGCCGTCGCGCGGCTCTGGCTGCCCGATGTGCTCGTTGACCCACGCCACGGCCACCGGGTGGCCAACCTTGACCAGATCCGAAACGCCTCGCGCGAACTCGGCCACGTTCTGCGGCGTCGTCGTCACAATGCGCAGGCGCGGAATGGGCTCGGCATCGCCGAAGTTGAGCCGCACGATCCATGCAACCAGGTCGCGCCGAAGCGTGCTGGCCGCCGCAAGGGCGTCCGCGCTGCGGATGTCCATGCGCACGGCGGCGTGCACTTCGCCAAGGCTGCGCGCGCCGCGCCTGCCCTGGTCGGTCGTGAGCGTCTGTCCTAGCGCCGCCTTGCTGATCTCGGCGCCGAAGAACTCGGCAAGCGCTTGGTGGTCGCTTGCGTCGCCCTTCCCGGCGGCGTTCGGCTGGCGAATGTCCAGCTCGACGCGCTCGCTGATTGTCGCGATCCCGTTGCTGGTCAGCGCTTCGAGCGCCTCAACCAGCGCGTCAATGTCCTTGCTGGTCGCGCCTTCCTTGTACTTGCCAATCCGCCATGGCTTCCAGGCAAGCTCGGCCAGGCGCAGCCAATCGCTGAAGTCCCAGTTGCGGAACAGCGCTGGCCAGATCAGAACCCGTAGCAGGCCCTCGCGCGCCGGCACGTCGCCGAGCACTCGTGGCTGGTGCTGAATCCACCGGCCTGGCCAAGCCTTCTGTACGTCAATCTCCGGCTTGCGCATGCCGGTGACAGAGTCGTCCCATTGGACGAGGGCCCCGTCGGAGTCGCGGAAGCAGAATCGGCGCGGGCTGTGACAGATGAAGCCCGCCGGCAGAATGGCGCCGCCATCAACTCGCCAGACGGTCTCGGATTGCGCATAGCCCCAATAGATCCCGCCCTGCATGTGGACGAGCAGATCCTGTAGGCCCTTGATCTCGGGCGACAGGCCGAGCGCCTGTTCCAGTGCGTCCTCAACGAAGTCCGCGACGAGTTGCGCGCGAGCGGTCGGGCGCGTTGCTCCGCGCTCGACGTAGGGCTGTACCTGCAGGTCGAGGCCGCACAGCGCGGTCTCGCGCGTGAACAGCACCGAATGCAGGTGCCCATCCTTCTGGCGGGCCTCGTTGCCGAGGTCAACCAGGTCGGTCGTGTATCCGAGATCCGCGCTCTGCAGGATCGTGCTGACGCGCGCGGGCGTGAGATTCCCGCCGATGCGCCGCATCTGGTCGGCTAGCGGCTGAGTCCCGATAGAGGACCCAGACGCTAGCTCGACCGTCGGTGTCGAGCGCGTCAGCGCGGACCGGATTCGCGACCAGATGGCCAAGGCTGTTGACCGCTACTCAGACACGAAGACGTCCAGCACGTCGTTGGCCTGGATGTTGGGCGGGGCGCCGCCGGCCAGCGCGATGCTGAGCGAGTTGCCGACGATGGTAATCGCTTCCATGTTGGCGTGGGTCGTGCGGTTGAGCACCACGTAATGGTACGGCGTGAAGTCGAAGTGCAGTTGCAGCGTCGCCTTCGCAATGTCGGCCGCCAATACCGTGACGACCGCGCGGCTGTGCTGCAGCGAGCCGGCCAGCGCACCAAACCGGCACGTTGCGTTGTCCCAGATGTCCGTGACGGTGGTAAGCCCATCGGCGCAGGCCGCGGCGGTCGCGCTCGGGCAGGGAGTGCCACCAACGGCATCGGCGGAAACGATCGTTACGTCGCCGACCGTCACGTGGTCGACCTCGGCGAAGAATGCCTCTGTCGCAACCTGGTTGGCGATGATCGCGGGGTTAACCGTGCCATTGATTGCCGCAACGAGGTTCGTTCGCGAGTTGACCGATGCGGCGCCGTTGTAGACCCAGATGCGGGCCGCGTCGCCGCCGGTCGGTGGCGTGTCACCGCGGAACTCGTACACGTCAGCGCCGATCGTCACGGTATCGCCGGCCGCGGCAGCTCCGGGAGCGCCGAGCAGGCGGAGCCGGTTCTGGGCCGGCATGCCACTGAAGATGTAGCCGCGGTGCCAACGGCCCGTGCCAGCGGTCGGCACGATGACGCCATTGCTCGCCACGGCTGCGCTCGTGGCGCTGAATCCCCAGGGAGTCATGTCGTCAATCTTGACGAGCGCCATGGCTTCCATGCGGCCAGTCGCAGCAATCGCGCGCACGGCAGCAGCGTCAGCGACCGGAGCGTGAAGCGCGCCGGTCAGCGCGTCCTTGCGCAGCCAGCGGCCAACGGCGCCGGCGGGAACCTGGCACCAGTCCGACGCGGCAGCGGCGCTGCCCAGGTCGTACATCCACAAGGTCATGTCATCGAGCTTGCAGACGAGCATGCCGTCGACGAGCCCGGCGTCGACAATCGCGACCAGTGCGGCATCGTCCGCGACAGGCGCGTGCGTGGCGCCAGTGAGCAGGTCGGTTCGGAGCCAGCGGCCGGTGCCAGCGGCGGGCACGGTCACCCAGTCGGAGGCGGCTGCGGCGCTGCCGGCATCGAATGCCCAGAGCTGCATCGTGTCGAGCTGCACGCAAACCATGCCGTCCGCACGGTCAACGGCTGCGATGGCCGTGAGCGCGGCAGCGTCGGCCACGGGCGAATGGTACGCTGCCGAACCGTCGAACTCGCCGAAGGTCAGCGCGGTCGTGTTGAGCGTGATCGCGCCGGTCGTCTTGAGCTGCCGGACGTGGCCAGCGAAGGTGCTGCCCAGCTCGACGGGCACGAGCATCTGCGAGGTGACCTCGGCAGACTCGTCCGCATCGGTCGCGCGGGTGAACTGGAACTTGCCAGCGCCGCCGAGCGAGTCGCAAACGTAGAGCCCGTTGTTGGCGCCGGCTACCTCGTTCTGGATCAGGTAGCGACGGCCAGCGACGGCCGCGACGCCATCGATGTTGCCGAGCGCTCCGGCGACGTCCGCAAGCAGCACGTTGCCGGTGCGGGTATTGGCAGGGAGTGCCGCAGCGGTCGCGAGGTGGACCGCTTCCTTGTAGTCGCTCGTCGAGCCGGCACCGGCTTCGATCCAGCGGCCCGAGCCGGAGCCCGGAGCGATCACGGTGTCGCAGGCGGTCGCGGCACTGGTGGACGCGAATTGGAACAGCCGCGGACCGGCCTGTACCACGCACAGCATCCCCTCGCAGCGGTCCTCAGCGGTAATCGCGGCCAGGGTGGTGGTGGTTGCAGTGGGCGCGTGGATGCGCTGACCAACCTTGCGGGAGAACGGTTCGCCACGAGAGAATGCCATTGTGCAAATGCTCCAATACGGTCGGCGCGTCGTGGCGCCGTGTGGACTTGTGCGGTCAGGCGCTGCTCAGCCGAAGCCGCGAGCGCTGCCGAGTCGGTATGGTGTGGTGCGCGACGAGCCGCGCTCATCGCTGCCGGCCTTGACCGGGAAGCACATCGGCCCGGCGGTCAGGCCGTATACGGCCAACGCAACAGCGTCGGCGCGGTCTGGACTGCGGTTGAGCCGGCGCTTGAATTGATCCTTCGCCTCAACCCGCATGCGGCCCTTCGGGTCGCTGTAGTCGTAGCGGGGCGCGGCCAGCTCGGCCTGGAGTTTGGAATCGTCTGGGATGCAGCCGCCGTTACGCAGCCACAATGCCAAGTGGTGCCAGACTTCGGCGCGCTTGTTAGCAAACCGGTCGGCGTCGACTGCGCGCTCGGCAACGTTGACCGCTGCCACTCGAATGGTCTCGTCGCGGGCTAGCCAATCGTACGGCGAAGTACCTACGCCGATGACGTCCACCTTGACGAGCGGGCGGCCATCTATCGGGCCTCGGTGAAACTCGGCCGCAATGCGCGATGCCTTCGCGGCCAGAGTCGGCCCGTCCAGGTTCTTGAACGGTCGAATAGCCAGGATCTTCCTGCCGCGTCGCGCGCAAACCACACTCTCATCGTCGCCGAACCGAGCCGCGTCCACGCCAAGCTCAAGCGGCCCGTCGTCTGCGTCCCAGACCAGCTCGTGCGTCTTCTCGTCGCAGTGCGACTTGTAGCGCTCGATTGAGGCCAGAACGTCGCCGAGCGGGATGATGCAATCATCGGCCGCGGTCGGAAACTCGCCTTCGACGTGGACCTGATAGAGCGCGGTGCCTTGGCCCCACGCTTCGGCCATCTCTTCGATCCACTCGGCCGTGGCCAAGCCTTCGAAGCCCTCGACCTCGCGGCCCGCTATGACGTTCGGCGATTGGCGGCTGCTAATTGAGAACGTGCGCCACAGGGCCGACTTGCTCGCGAACGACTCGTAGAAGAACCCGGCCGGCTTGGTCGGATTCGAAATCATGAGCATCGTGCCGCCGCCGCCCATGTTGCCGAGGATCGTGTTGAACGCCGAGTCCTCGACGCCACTCGCCTCGTCGACGATGTACAGCTGATGGTGGCCGCTCATGCCGGCGCCGCCCTCGGCGCTCGACGTCGTGTAGCCCACCACGGAGCGGTTTCCGTCGGGCCAGCGAATGCCCGTGTGCGGCATCTTCGGGATGTGCGGCCAGAGTCCGCCCATTCCGATCTTGCGCGACCGAATCACGAGGCGATTGATGTCGCCCCACAGAATCTCACGGACCTGTCTGTCGGCCGTGGCGGTCAGAACCACGCGGCCGTCGTCGTACCGAATCGGCCACCACAAGGCCAGCACGGCAGCGATGAAGCTCTTGCCAACCTTGCGCCCGGCCTTGACCGTGACGCGCTTGTGCTCAGCGACTGCCCGGATGATCTCCGCTTGTTCCGGAATCAGCTGCAGGTCCAAGCACTCCCGCGCAAACAGTTCCGGGTCCTTCGCCCAGTTGGCCAGGTCGGTCGGCCGGGTCTGGTCCAACCTGCTGCGGCGCTCGTCCAGCAAGTCTCCCAAGATCGTCCAGGATTCTTGCGTAAACTTCGGGCGGGGCATGCCGTTCGATTAGGCCAAGGATCGTGTCGTAGACTTTGCGCGCGTCGGGCGGCAGCGCCTGGCCGTAGTTCACTGGGTCCAGCACAGTGGCGATCCACTGGTTGGCCCTCAGTACCGCGTTAAGATCCTTGACGTTGGTGAGGTCCGCGATCTCGTTGATGCGGCCGATGCGCCTTGCGAGATGGTTGTGCTTCGCGGTCTCGTAATCGCGCAGGAAGTCCGAGTAGCCGGGCTCGCCAAGTCGCCCGCGCTGCATCCACGTGTAGATCGTTACCCTCTTGATCCCGACACGAGCCGCCGCGGTCTCAAGTAGGTTGCCCGCCTCGACCTGGCGACAGATCGCCGCCTGCGCCTCTCGGCGTATGTCGGCCGAGGTCAACTCCTCGTCCAAGTACCGCCTGGGTCGGCCCAGCTGCTGACCGCGCAGCTCGTCCGGCACTGGGTCGGTCGGCGCATCCAGCGTGGGGCGCAGCTGAGCGCCGGGATCGCGAAACGTGACCAGGCCAGTCAGGCGCCGCCTTACGGTATCGCCGGACACGCCGAACGTGTCGCCTATCTCGCGAGTGGTAGCCCCAGCGCGGTACAGGATCGCGGCGTGCTGCCAGCGCCTGGCCTCTGCGGCGGCGTCCCGCTCCCTAGCTGTCACGACGTTGGCCGCTGCCGGGCTTTGGGTGGTAGGTAGGTACTGGCACGGGTAGGGCAGGTGAGGGCGGCCACGGGGCGTTGTGGCGCCGGTGAGGGTAGGTGTCGTTAGGCCGTGCAAGCACAGCTTGGCCGCACCCAGGGCCGGGCTGACCCGGTGTTGCCCAGGTCGATGCTGTTCCGGCTCGTGGCCGGTCAGCTGGGGTCAGAGGCAGGATTCGAACCTGCGGCCTGGAGGTTATGGGCCTCCCGAGCTGCCAACTGCTCCACTCTGACAGTAGCCGTGCGCTCGCTGATGGCGTCGCTGCGGCGGGTAGTGATGCCTCCGGTACAACCCGGGGCACAGGCGGCTGTTGTGGCGCCGCCGAAGTCTTTGCTGGCCGCTGCTGGGGACGGGTCGGGACTACTTGGCGAGCCCGTCTAGGTAGGCGAACCCTTCTGCGCGCAGCTTCGGGTTGGCACTCGTGATCGCCATGTGGGCGCCGGCGAGCCGAACCAGGGCGCGCGCCTCTTCGATCGTGACCGCGTAGCCGCGCTCGGCCAGGTCGGCGCTGACCGCCTTGGCGATGCGCTCCAACTGGGCCGGCGTCACGACGCCACCTCGGCGCTGCGGACCTCGACCACCGGGCAGGTCATGCCGGTGATGCTGTACAGGTAGGCGCTCTGTCGGCTTGCGCGCACGTTGAGCGAGTAGACGGCTCCGCGCTTTCCCTCGACCGCGTAGGTAGCGCAGACGTACTTGGCGCTGTTGGGCTGCGCGGCCATGTCGATGACCGTGGCGACCTTGTAGGTGCGCCCGTTCAGCTTGACGGTCTGGCCAACGGCGAGGGATGCGAGGTCAACGTTCGTGGTCATGCCAACTAAGCATTGCACGGTGCGTGCCAACGTTGCACGGTTCGTGTTTCGACTAGTTAGCGATGACGTATGGCGGTGACACTATGACACCGCTGTCATAGCAGAAACCGCAAAGTGAGTAGCTGCGCGCACTTGACCCCATGACAGCCGTGTCATAGTTGCGCAAGTTTTGCGCGCACGCTTTTACGCATGTGTAGTGCGTTACCGCGTAGTGCGTTACGCGGTCGGTATCTTACGGTAGCCACGAGCGTCTAGCCCGGCTGCGTCTCGGCCAGCGAGCATCGCGGCCTTTAGAATCGGGTACGTGGCCAGCCAGTGCTGAAGCGTGCGGACCGGAACGGCGAGCTTGGCGGAGGCATCCGGTACCGTTCGCGAGCTCGACAGGGCCGCCTCGACCTCGGCCGTGTGGCCCTGTTCGAGCCTGGCGCCCAACTCCCTGCTACGGGCCGAAGTGCGCGGCATCACGCGGCCCTCGCGAGCATGCGCAACACGCTGCCCTTGGTCCAGGAGTCTCCGGTGCAGTGCCCGGCGGCCGGCTTGTGCCCGGCAGCGGCGAGCTGGTCGGCAATGGCCTGGAACGAGTGGCCGTCGGCACGGAGCGCCGAGGCATAGTCTACGGTGGCCTGGTCGTGCTCTGCTGCGGCATGACCCAGCTTGCGCCCGGTGGCCTTCAGAGCGGCCAGGGCGTCCCTGGTGCGCTCTCCGATAGCCTCGCGCTCCCACTGGCCCACGCTGGCCAGCACGTTCAGCACGAGCCGGCCCATGGCGGTGCGGGCATCAATGTGCTCGCACACGGAGAGCAACGACTTGGATCCGGTAAAGTGCTTCTCAATCAGGGTGCTAAGATCGACCACTCCGCCGCGGGTGAGACGGTCCAGCTTGTAGACGAGCAGGGCGTCGGCCTCGCCAGCGTCTAGGCGAGACAGCGCCGAGCCAAGTCCTGCCCTGAGCAGGTTCTTGGCGCTAACGGCCTCCACCACGACGTCGACGAGTTCAACTCCGTTCGCGGCCGCGTATGCCGCGATGCCGGCCCGCTGAGCGTCGAGCCCCAGCCCGCTGTCAGCCTGCTTGCCCGTCGAGACCCGAATGTAACCGATTGCGCGTGCCATGCCCGCAACCGTTGCACGCACCGTGCCAACTATCGCGGGATGGTGGGGAAAAAATTGGGAGGGGAGGCCGCGTGTGTTTTTGTCGTCCCACGGAACACACGAACGCCCATGTAGGATACTGCGGGCAAGTGTCGTTGACGCGGTGCGCTTGGTCGGTTCGAGCGCCCAACGTCCGTTGCCCGTTCAGTGCTGCGCCCAACCACCCGTAACCACTAGCAGCCGACCACGTCTCAGTCCCAGCGGCCAGCGCCGCACAGTGGCGCCCAGTGTAGGACAACGCCGCCAGTTGCAGCATGTTGCCGCACCGTGTCGGCACGGCCATTGCGGGCGCTTGCCTACATCGTAGCTAAGAGTCCGAGGCGGCCAAGCGCGCATTGTGTGTCAGTTTTGACGCGGTGCGAACCGCTACTTCGCACTGTATCCAATCGTTCACACCGTGTCAGCCTTGACACGCCCACCCATCGCAGCACCATCCACCAACTCCCCGTGCCGCTCTGCTCCAGCCTGCCCCGTACGCCCTCTTGCCAGCGCACGCCCTAGCACACCAACCCGCTACCAGCCTGCCCTCAGCGTGTCACTGTGCGGCAGCGTTACCCCATCCTGGCCTTGTCGCTGCTGTGCTGCTTGACTCGTTGCTCAAGCTGGGGCGTTCTGTCGAGCGCCGGCACTGGCCTGTGCTGAGCGGGACGTTGTGCGCCGGCTGTCAGAGGTACGCTTCTGGCCAGCTCGTGCAGAGCCGGTCGCACTCGTCGGCGTAGTCGTGGGCGTCAGTCCAGCGAGTGGACAGGTCGCTGCGTGGCTGGGCTGTCACGTTGGCGTTGCGATCCGGGGCGTCTTGGCCTCGGGCAACGTCATCGTCTGCCACTTCGGCGACGTAGTACCAACTGGGATGCGGTGCCGTGGGTCCGCAATCGGCTGTAGACCGCATTGGATGGCCTGTCGGGTGCGCTTCGTCGCATGCCCTAGCGGGCACGCAACTCGCACCCCCTATACATTAGCGGCGCGATCTGCTTGTCAGCGCTTGCCAAACAAGGATGCGTCATGGGTGGACGCGCCATCCTTGGACCGATTGTTCCTGCCGCTTCGCTGTGTTGCAACTATCTTCGGAATCGTCTCCGGGACCGCCCTTGGGATTCTCGTGACGCGCTGCGCCCTGTAATTCTGAGACGGCATCGGCCAGGGCGTCGAGTTGCTGCCGAAGCTCGCAGATGTCTCGGTCGTGGCCACTTAGGCGCTTGTGGTCTGCGTCCTCACCCTCTTCTGGGCCGCGCAGCTCGGAGAAGCTCTTGCGTAGCGCCGCCTCTGGCACGAGCCAGCGCCGGCCGTCGCGGTACAGGAGCTTGGTACCCACTACCAGCTGCCGACGAGACAGGCGACGAAGGGCTCGCTGCCGGCCAACTTCGCTTTCCGGCAGGCCCATCAGCTTGGCGACCTGCCGCACCGTCAGGTACCCATACCAGCGTTGGCTTCGAGTCATGCTGCCGCCCTTACCTTGTGCTGCCGCATCCAGGCCGCTACGACGCTGGCCACCTCGTCGACTTCCGCGCTGCGTCGCACTTCGTGGCCACTGTGCGCCAGCATGGCCGCCCTGACCGCCGCTTGCCTGCTGTGCGCCCTTTCGAGGTCGGCCCGGTGCTCTGCCCTGCCTTGCTCGCGGGCGGCCTTGTAGAGCATATGGGCCTGCCGCACGCATGCCAACAACTCAGACCCGCTCACAGCGTCCAGCTTGGCCCGGTTCGCTCGTGCCCAGGCCGCGGCGGCGCCCGACGCGATGCCGTACTCGCCCTCCAACTTCCGGCACGCCTCGGCTGCCCTCTGGCCGGTGGGCTCCGAGTAGCAGCAGCCAAGCACCGTGCGGGCCCAGCCTGGTAGCGACAGTAGCGCCGAGCGAATGGCGCGCTGGGCGGTCGCTGCGGCGATCTGCGGAGCCCCGGGCCCCTCGTAGGTACACGTGCCGTCCACGTGCTCGACTGGCGGGCACGGCAGCCCACGCAACCCCATTGTGGCGGCGCTGTCCTGGTAGAGCCAGATCAGCTCGCGGATCGGCTCTGGTACGACCGGCCCGCGCCGCATCTCAGACCGCGCCTTGTTCTGCGCCCACGTGTCGTGCCAGTCAGTCATGGATATTCTTCCCAGTCCGCTCCGTTGCCAGCCGCCTACGTCTCTCGTGTCGGTTTAGCCCCAGATCCAGCAGTTCCCTGTTGCGCCTCTCGCGGTGCGTCTCGCACCTTACCCAGCGCCCAGTTCCACTGGTCGGAGCGATGACTGTTGGCTCGTCGCATTCGGTCATGCTGCATCCGGGCAGACATCCAGGGTCTGGCAGGTCACCCATTGATCACTCCCTCGGCCGATTCAAACGCAGCAAGCAGTTCGGCCGCGCGCTTGCCGACGTCCTCGTACAGACTGAGCGCGACGAAGTACAGGTTCCGACCCTCATCGTCTGTGCCGTGTACCTTCTCGTACTCGGCCAGGTCGTCGGCCGGCACCAGTCCCCAGCCGCCATAGTCCCCGACCACTGCGATCTTGTCGCCCGCCCACTCGTCCGTCAGCAGCAGCCCGGTAGCGCGCATCGCCTTGCCGCCAATGGTGCCCCACTTCTTGACGCAGCCGCCGAAGCTGCCAGAATCGAAGTACTGCCGCTTGGTCAGGTTCACGATCGCGAAGTACTGCCCCATCACGCCTCCTAGATCGCAGCAAGAACCAGAACCCACTTGCCTTCGAGCAACAGGTTCCACCCACATCGGCCGCACCTGTACACGACCTCGCCGTTAAACTCGGCCTGTTCGTCTAGCTTCCACCCGCGCCATGACCACTGCTCCCACTTCGGCTTGGTCGACTTGCACTGGGTGCAGCTCTTGGGCAACTGCAGCAGCTTCCCGTCGTCGTCGATTATGCTGTATCCGATCATGGCTCGCCCAGCGCCGGCCCGCACGGTTCGAGGCGGGGTGGCGCATAGCCAAACGGCGCGACCATACCATCGCCGACCACGACCAGCCTTGCCCCAATGTCGATGTGCACCGCGGCGATCATGCGGAACACGCCATACTCATACCCGACGTCCACCAGCTCGCCTGGCTCTGCGGTGCTGTGCGCGGTACCGATGATTCGCTCCAAGTTGTGGCTCATAGCTGTACATTCTCGTAGCGAACTGCTGCCGCGTCGTCCCCGTGGCAACCGGGCTCGTCGGAGTCGCACGGTTCGAGCCGAACCGGCCCTGGACAGACCGGCGGCGCCCATCCCAAGAAATCCATGATCGCTACGATCCTTTCCGTGCTCGCACAGACACCCCACTTCCCGCAGTCAGACTCAAGCTCGTAGCTGTCTGCCTTGCGCCACCAAGGGCCTAGCACTCGCATTGGGCGACCGCCGCCAGGAAGCGCCCACAACTGCCCGATCTCGATACTGCGCGGCTTCTCGTCCGTGCGGTACGTTACCGAGCGGATCGCCGCCTGGCACTTCTCGCACGGCCCGTCGCTGCACTCGCGGAACATACCATCACCCTCTCACGGTTTCGCGCAGCTCTAGACGGAACGCGCTAGCCTGCGCAGCCTTCGCCGTTCTTTCCTGTTCGGTGGAGCCGGCTGCTGTTCGGTCCAGCCCGCCGCCTTCCGCGCCTGCCTTGCCAGCTCGTGCCAGAACAGTTCTGCCAGTTGGTCGCCGACTTCCTGCGACACGAAGACCTGCGGATCGTCTGGTGTGTGCATGGCCATCACTTCCCGCCGTAGCTCCAATCCAACCACACCTCGCCAGCGTCCACGTCGATGTGGGCCGTGTACTGGCCAATCCCGGGCAGCGGGTCGTCGCTGACCCACGTGTTCTCGCCGGTCCGGTGCATGCCCAGCTTCGCCGTGAACGGCACGAGGTAGAGCGGCACAGACTCGGCGCCGATGTGGCTATCTCCGAACACGACCTCCCGGCTCGCGCCCGGCAACTGCTCGCAGCCGTCAACGCTGCGCAGGCCGTAACCGCGCCGCCGCGCATCGCCGCACACTGGCCAGCCGCGTCGGCGCCACTTCCTGATGCGCCGTTGCAGCTTGGTCACGGGTACACCTGCTCCCCATTGACGAACGCCACGACGTCCGCAAAGTACCCAACCCGCTCTGGCTCGTCCGGCTCTGAATGCGGCACGCTCATCACGAAACCGGGCCGGCACCCGCGCAGCTTCTGGTTGTGCTCCAGTGCGCGCCAGACCAGGTAGCCCGCGTCCCAACCGCCACCGACCGACACGTGGACGATCTGGCCGGCGCTGTCCACGATGAGCGCGGGCGGCAACGCATCGGCCCAGAACTGCGCGCCCTCGCGACTGGTGAACGGGAAGCGAATCCACGCCTGCGCGGACTCGTCGTTCGCGCCAAGGCGTACCCAGTAGCGGTTTGAACTGCTCATCCTCGCCTCCCGTCGTCGTCCAGCATGACCGGCTCGGCGTCGCCTAGGTAGTGCCAGCCGTCGTCTTCTGCCATCGCCGACACAAGCGGATGCCACTCGCTCCCATTGCCGAGCGTGACCCTAGTGCCGTCGTATCCACCAACTACCCCGCCGACGCGCGCCGGCCCGGTGTCGCACGCATACCGGCGGTACTGCCACCACTGCCCCACTTCGACGCGCGCCGGCTTGGGCAGTTCGGTGACGTCGGGAGCGGCGGTCATCAGGGTGCGCCAGTTGCCGTCGTGTATCTCTCGGCACTCCACATCGCAGTCGACCGGCGCAATGCCGCTCTTGTCCAACCAGAACCGCAACCGCCGTTTCTGCGCCGGCTTGGGCGGCTCAGGCTTGCGCTCGACCATCCAGCCCGCATTGCCCAGAACGTGGCGGGCCAGTGCATCGGCACACGGGTCGTGCTCTACCCTCTCGCCAACGCCCTTAAACTCATAGACGCCGTGCGGGCCGTCGTCGCGCTTGCCCTCGTCCACCGCATCCACGTACTCACTGCCCAGAACCATCCTGGTCAGCGCTTCGTCGGCCGGCTCGCCGTTGATCGTGAGTAGCGGGGCGGTGCGATCTAGGCCGAAGTGGTAGGCGATCTTGTCGAGCCGCTGGCCAGACGCTTCCGTCACCTGGCTGCGCAGTTCTGGAGTGTAGACCTTGCGCAACACCCGCTCGCGCAGTTCCTCGTCGGTCTCGGGCTGCTCTGGACGGATCGTCACGCCGCGGCACTGCCCAGGAGGCAGCACTATCGTCGTGACGCCCCCGCTCGTGTCCCAGACGACCGGCCCGCTCATGTAAGCCGGCGTCCTTCGCCCCAGCTCGGCCGGGTCGGTCGCCGCCGCGCAGGCCAGTGCCGCGCTGCTCGTGCTGTGCCGGCTCGTCTGGCGCTCCCACTTGATGTGCCGGCGACACTCGTAGCGGACCACCGCGTCGCCGCTCTGCTTGTGCCAGTGCGTCGTGCTGCTCATCGGGAGACCGCAGCGCGGGCATGGTCTGGTCGGTGCTGAGAAGGTCACTTGTCACCTACCGGTGTTAGGACGTACGATACGTCACACTCGGTTACGACACCATCGACGCATCGCACTCCCGAAACGCCGTCGCCGCCCTCCCAGAACATCACCGCCTCGATGGTTCCGCGGGTGGCCGGCAGTACGATCTTGATCAGTTCGTCGTAGCTCGTGCCCGAGCGCTCCCCGTACCACCAGAGATTAGGAAGCGCGACCATTACATCGGCTCGATCGCCGGGATCCATCTCGTCGAGGAAGCACCCCTCTGGCCTGTTGTCGTCGTCCCGTAGCCGAACCAAGTCGTCGGTCCGCATGCTGGCGTCCAGCACCAGCACCTCAACGTGGTCGATGTTGTAGCTCATCGCCTCGCCCTCCACTCCAACTCGCGTTCCGAAATCGGTACGCTCGGTTCAAGCCCGAGCAGCCACCACACTAGGCGGGACAGGGCGCGGCGGATCATGCCCGCCCCTTCCCGCTCAGCGCCGCGTTGTGCTTGGCGACTTCGCGCAGCACCGACTTGCGCTTGTCCGTACAGTAGACGATTCGTCCGGTGCTGGTCATGACCAGGGCGTAGCAGAACGACTCGTCGGCCCACGCGCGAGCGCCACGCAGTCGGTCAAAGGCGCCACACACCGACCATATCCCGCGCGCACCGCCCAACCTCACCCAATACGGCCCTTCGCTGTTCGTCTTCGTCTTGCCCATCACGCAACATCCTTGCTTTCGCGGTCCGCCTCGGTCTTGCACGAACGAGCTATGCGGTGTGCGAACCGCGTCTTCCCAACTACAACCGTTCCAAGACAGTCCGACTCTCCGCAATGGCACTGACACTTCCACTTCGGGAAGAACTTGCCGCCAATCCTCTCCAGTGGCGTCAGGTTCCAGATGCGCACACCGACCGCAACGTCGTTGCCGAGCCTCTTCGCGCATCCAAAGCACACCGCTCCGTATGTCCTCACTTCTTGCCCGCACCTAGCACACAGATCATCATGCATCACGCCGCTCCCTTCTCATCCACGCCCAACGCAGCCAGGCACGCGCGCGAGCCGTGCAGGTTCGTTGCGGCCTGGTTCTGTTCAGCCACCCACTTGCGCGCCCCGACGATTGCGATCCCTGCCGCATCGCGCACGTGTGTGTTGCTACGTGCCGGCCAGCCGGCAACAATTCGCGGCAGCATTGCCACAAGCAGTAGGTCGTCGCGCTCGCCCTTGCGTCGCCGCTTCGTGCCCAGCGCGCGCTTCCACTCGTCGGGCTCGACCAGCACGAGCGGCACGCCCATGTTGTGCGCCGCCTCCTCGATGCCGCGAACGACCCCCTGCAGTCGCTCGACGTTCTTGGCTCGTGCGTACACTTCCTGCGCCGTGACGCCCTTGCCACCCCACATAGCGAGCTTGGGCCATTCGACGGCGACGAGCACCGTTTCGACCAGGCCAGCGAGGGACAGAACCGAGCCGATGTGCTCGCGCGACTCGGCGCAGTTGAACTTGCCGGCACAGACCAGCTCTGGCGATGACGTGAACGCGCGGGCCGGCTCACGGAAGCGCAGAATCGCATAGCCGCCGGCGCGCGCGCCTGGGTCGATGCCGAGCGATAGGAGCGGCTTGGTCATGGCGATGCCTCAAGCGACAGTTCCGGGTTCGCCTCGCATGCGTCGCGCAGCTCAACCAGGAACCGCAACGCACCGTCCGCACTGCCCCAGCCGTTGCTTGGGTTGAGCGCCGCGAATGCTGGCCAGTCGTCGCGCATCGCCCTGATCGCGAGCGTGAGTGGCTCAACCAGATCGCCGGCTCGCGGCTGGCCGGTGTAGAGCAGATCGCGAATGCCCAGCTTGCTCCACATCGGCGAGATGTTGTGCGTGATGTTGAGATCCAGCACGCTGTGCTTGCAGTGCTTGCAGGTCAGGTAGACGTCTAGGCTCATCTCATCACCTCACGGCTGCGCGCACGGGCACCCAGCTGGACTGTGCAGCGCGGCGAGTTGTCGGGAGCGCCAAGTCGTGGTCGCAACCTGTCGGCGCACAACGGACCGGTGCAGGCGCCGCTCCCTGTCGGCCGGGTTGTCGCGGTACGATGTGCGCCCCAGCTCGTTGCGACAGACTCGGCAGATCCATACCTGCCCCTCGTGCCACTCGTGCCGGCGACGCAGCACGTGGCAGCGCGGGCATTCGCGCATCACCACGGCATCGTCGCCAACGAACGAGAACCCAATCTGCCTGCTCATTGTGCCTTCGTGCATCATGCCTCCAATCCGCACTACCCAAGACGGAACGCGCACAACTCGGGGCGAATCGCGCCAGCGTCGTCCGCCAGCGCTCGGCATTCGAGACGCCCAGCCGCGCACCGGAACGAATCTTCCGCCGCATCGGTGGTCAGCTTGGCTTCGGCCTCAGTGCACCCAAGCTCGTTGGCGATCTGCTCGTCGCTCATTGGCCCCTCGTCGGCCAGGTCGAGGCAGCACAGGCCGGTGGGGAGCACGTAGCGGCAGGTGCGGCATTGCCCGGTGCAGGTCGACTTTGCTGGCCGCTTAGTCATGGTCGGTCTCCGTCCAGTCGCGGTGTGGTGGGATTGGCGTGGTGTCGGCTGCCCATTGCTCGAAGGATTGCGGCTCGTCGCGCCCGCCCGCTGTGTTGCGGAACGAACACGACCCGCCGAACCAACGCAGCTTGACGATCCCGGTCGGCCCATTGCGCTGCTTGGCGATGATGATCTCGGTTTCGCCGCTCGTGTCCTTCGCGCCGCGCTGCTCGTCGTAGTACCCAGGCCGGAACAGAAACAGCACGTCGTCCGCGTCCTGCTCAATCGCGCCTGATTCGCGCAGGTCGCTCAGCATCGGTCGCTTGTCGCTTCGGCTCTCGACGCCGCGGTTCAGTTGCGACAGGAGCAGCACGGGCACGCTCAGGTCGCGCGCCAAGCACTTCATCGCGCGGGTCATCTGCGACACCTGCTCGTCGCGGCTCGCATTCTTGCTGGCCTCGGCGCGAACGAGCTGTAGGTAGTCGACCAGCACAAGCCCTAGCGGCAACCCGCCGCGCTTGGCTGCGCTGGCCATGCGCCGCGCTCGACTGCGAATGTCCGTGGCAGTCAGTCCAGCGCGGTCCTCGATTGTGATCGGCAGTTGCTCCAAGAGCTGCGCCGCGCCGTTCACTTCGCTGCGATCGTCGTGCGTCATGGTCCAGGGCCGCTGAATCTTGCGCAGGTCAACGCCGCACTCGGCCGAGATGAGCCGTGCGCTCAACTGCTCGTGTGGCATCTCCAACGAGAACCACGCCACGGCGCACACCTCGGCCGCATTGCGCGCGATTGCCCCGGCAAGTGCCGACTTGCCCATACCCGGCCTGGACGCGAGCACGACCAGATCGCCGCCGCGCAGACCGCCTAGCATGCGGTCCAGGTCGACGAGCCCCGTTTCGAGCCCGACCGTGCCGCGGTGCTCGGCCGCCACCATCTGCTCGGCAACGCAGCACAGCGACTCGCGCAGGGTCACGCCGTCGCGGTGCGAATCGTCCTGGCCAAGCCGCATCACCTCGGCCTCAAGCTCAGCGAGGTAGCCGGCCACGTCCGACGCCGCCCCGTACCCAACGGCCGCGCGCTCGTGACAGACCGCAATGGCCCGGCGCAGGCGTGAGAGCGCCACGACCAGCTCGGCGTGCTGCGACACGTGCGCGGTCGCGGGCGTGCCATCCACGATCTGAGCGAGCCGCGACGCCCCGCCACAGCGCTGCAACGTTTCGGCCGCGCGCATGGCCTGACCGACCAGAACAATGTCGACCGGCGACGACTCGGACCGCAGGCCCGTGATCGCCCGCCAGATGTCGGCGTTGGCCTCGCTGTAGAAGTGCTCGGGCCGCAACACGTCGGCCACTTCGTCCAGCGCCTCACCGGACAGCATGCAGGCGGACAGCACCGCGGCCTCAGCGTCGAGGTCGTTCGGCGGGACCAGGCCGGCACAGGTCGTCACGATACCGCCTTGCTGGGCTCAGGGGCGGGCTGTGGGCGCGTTGGGGTGCGGGGCGGGGCACAGGCACCGACCACCATGAAGGGCTCGCGACAGCGCATTGGGTCGCCAGCCACGGGCAACGAGTGCTGGGCTGGCTGGTCGGTCTTGCCAAGGAAGAACTCGACGCGCTCGCGTGACCGAAAGACCAGCTCTGGGTCGGTCTGCCCCTCGTCGCGATGCCACTTGGACGACCAGAGCCCGTCAACCGCCAGCCGAAGCTCGGCCTCGGTCGAGTCGGTCAGCCTGGCGCGGATCTGGGCGCGTCGTTTTGGGGTGAGCGTCAGGGGGCTGGACTTGCCCGACTCGGAGCGGCGAAGCAGGAAGTGCGACCAGACCGAATCGACCGCAGGATCCTCTCTTATGGGTATGGGATTGGGATTGGGTCTGGGGCATGCCTCGGCTATCGTTTTGCCATCGTGTTTGCCATGCGGTTTGCCATCGTTTTGCCATCGGCTTTCGGCACCACGCACCCCAGCGGATTGACGCGCTTTTCTGGTCTTCGCAGTCTTGCGAGCGCTCGGGTTGTACCGCGTGAAGTCGTGCAGCGCGTACCCGTCGGGCGCACTTTCGAGCAATCCTACCTGCACGAGACGCTGCGTTTGCTCGCCGTTCGCATCGTCGAACATGCGCGCGACACACTCCGGCACGTAGCCGTCCGTGAGCTGGTCGAGCGCCCACGATCGGAGCCTCGTCCAGAGCCCCACGGCGGCGTTGCCGGCCGCTACCAGCTTTGGGTGGCTGTGCGCCTTGTCGTCAAGTCGTCCCCAGGTCATTCATCGCCTCTCTGTTCTGCCCTGCTCATGCCTGCCCCGCCTCCCCCGGATACAACCCACCCAGAACTTGCACGACGTAATCGGTCAGGCTCGTGCACTCGCGGATCGGCCCGCCGCCTTCCACCATGCCCCTGGGCTCGCCTTGCCTGCCCAGCGCTGCCGCGACCAGGGTTCGCAGTGGCGTGCCGTGTTGCAGTGCAATCGAGAACGTGACGCTCCACTCCTCGATCATCGTGCGCAGCGGCGAGCCGACCTTCGCGACCGTGACGAACAGCTCGCCGACCGTGCCGTCCGGGTACTCGCCGGTCGATACGTAGACGCGAAACCCGGCGACGCGCGCTGCGACCGTGACGCACTTGCGCCGAGCGGGGAGGCGACGACGGGTCATGCGAACCCCCGCCAGTCGTGTTCGTCGCAGTACCGCCGGACGAACTCGCGCCACTTGCGGTCCAGCTGGCTCGACAGGTACCGGCGCCCATCCCACCGGCACGGGAGCCAGTCGGGGCAGCCCCGCTCATCGTCGGCCTCAGCGGCCAGCGCGGCCCGTAGCTCGTCGCTGGCGTCCCAGGCCGTCTCCAGCGCGTCGAAGCGCTTGGTAGCTGGCGTCAGCACCACGAAGCCGAACAGGCTCAGCACGACCAGCCTCGTGGCCGTGGTGACGAACGCGGCGGCCTCCTCGGCGGCGTCGCTCAGGTCGTCGTACTGCGAGACGCGGTTGAACTGGGTCCGCTCGCCGTCGGCCAGCTCGCTCTGGAGCTCCACGTGGTACCGAACCTTGCCGCGCCACTCGACCCGGCGCACGGCGGCGTACACGTAGGCGGCGCCCCACGGTGCGGCCTGGTCGTCCACGCGCATGGACCAGCACGCCACGAGCCGAGCCGAGCCGGTCTCGACGGTCAGCGCCACGGGGAAGCCCAACGCCTCGGCGACGTGAAGCCAGTCGAGGGGGCCGATGGGCGACGGGCCGGACCGGGCGGCGAAGGACAGTAGCGCTTGGCCGGTCATGGGCGCACCTCGGCGCCATGGTTCCGCCATGGTCCTGCAGTCAGCCATGGCCGAACGGCGCAGATAGCGTCAGCTACGGGCCAGCAATGTCCGGCACGTAGCCGAAGCCACGACATCAAGACGGTAGCGGGACTGGCGCGAAACTGGCAGACGTCTAGGCTGTTTCGCTCTTTTCCGCGCCGTGCCCATGGTCGGTGATCACGGTTTCGAGCGGCGGCGCCAGGTTCACGACGTTGCGCAGGTTCGCCATGTGGTCGGGCAGCATGTGCGAATACCGCTCGGTCGTGTGCTGCGTCGTGTGGCCAAGGATCCGCGCCAGGTCGAACATGCTCCCGCCGTTCGCGAGGAAGTGCGAGGAGAAGGTGTGTCGTAGCTGGTGGGCGCCGCCGCTCAACTCGGCGAGTTTGACCGCTCGCTGCCAGTGCTTCACGGGCCACTGCAGTCGGTGCCGACCGTAGCGCGAGCAGAACAGCGGGCCGCTCGGCAGCACCGGCCCGAGCGACGCGAGCGCAGCATCCGAGAGCGGAACTTCCCGAGCCCGCCCCGACTTCGGCCGCCACTCGCGCGTCACGGGCACGCGCACGAGCCGGGCATCGACGTCCACCCACTGCCACTCGGCCGCGATGATCTCGCCGCAGCGCATCCCGGTGTTGACCGCGAACGTCACGAGCGGGGTCAGCCACCGGGCCGTGGCTGAGCATGCAGCGAACAAGCGCGCCAGTTCGTCCGCTCCGAACGCTCGCGCCCTCGACGGGCCCGACTCGCGCAGCGGCTTGATCGCTGGCCGGCTCACCGGCTGCCCGCTCGCGCGAGCCCAGGACAGAACCGCCGACAGCGCGCGCAGCTCCGAGTTGACCGTCGAGGGGCGCATCCCGGCGCGCACGCGCGCGGCCTTGAACGCCTCGACCGTGGCCGTCGAGAGCGTAGCGAGCTTCGCGTTGCCCAGCGCGGAGCAAAGCGTTTCGATCTGGTAGCGTCTGGACTCGTGCCATGTCCTACGCCCCAGCTGCCTTTCCGCGTGCTCCCGGTAGCGGTGCGCGCAGAAGTCGGCGAACGTCATCCCGGCTCGGGCCTCCGGGCAGTCCTCGGCCCGCAGGCGCAGGCGCTCGCTCGCCTCGAACGCATTCGCCTCGGCCTTCGAGCCCCTGACCAGCTTCTCGTGCGGCTTCCCGCCCGACCAGATCACTACCCGCCACTGCCCCTTGCGAGAGCTGCGATAGACCGGCATCCGCCGACTCTACCACGGCCGCGTCAGCCGGGATCCGCCACGTTCGAGGCCCGATCCGCACAGCGCCAGGCACGCGGCCAGCGGCGAGCAGCCGCCGCACGGCGCGAGCGGGCAGCATCCACCGCGCGCCGAAGTCCGCCGGGCTGAGCATGGTGGGGGAGGTCACGCCGCCTCCAACGCGCGCAGTAGGGTCATCGCAACGCGCCACGCCTCGGGCGCCGAGCTGTAGGCGGCCTCGTCGTGCATCTCGCGGAGCACCTCATCGCGCTCCTCGACTGGCCGCCCCCGCCACGCGCAGAGCATCGTGTCGACCCACTCGTCGCGCATCATGCCGCTGCCCTCCGCGCGCCCCGCGGCGCCCACTCCCACTGCCCGAAGCCGCTCGTCCCGTACCCGTCCCACACAGACAGCATCAGATCTTTCGGGTAAGGCGCCGTCTCGCCCACGAACGTGAGTCGCGGGTTGAGCCCGAGCACGAGCGCCCTGCCGAGCACGTGGTCGCGAAACCAGTTCGTGCCGATTGACGCCGGGGTCAGCATCAGGATCGTGCGACCCGGACCGGCCGACTCGCTGCACTTCGCGGCCCACGGGTCGATGGTGCGGAACGGCGGGTTGAGCCAGAGCACACCAGACAGGCCCGTCCAGTCTTGAGCCAGCGAGTCGTCGCGCTCCGAGAAGTGGCGCGAGCAGGCAGCGTTTTCGGGGCAGGCTGCGAGGTCACACGACGGCGCACCGAACCGGCCAGCGACGGCAGCGAAGAACTCGCTCGGCGTTCCGTAGTCCTGCCGGCTCATCGCCCCACCCTCATCTGCGCCAGCTCTTCCAGCTCGTCGCGGTACGCCAGATCAGCAGCGGCGCGCAGCTCATCGAGTTCGCGCAACCGCTCAAGCCTCTCCTCTACAGTGCGCACCGAGCCGGCCTGGCTCGTGGCCATTCGCGAGCGAAGCAGCGCGGCGTCAGCGTCGGCGGCCTGGACGTGGATGTTCAGCGCGTGGTCTTCCGGCGCGCGCGGGGCGGCGCTGCCCTTGTCGGCAGCGATGCGCTCTAGGTTGGCCAGGTGCGCGCGGGCAATCGCGAGCGGGACCGACGTCATGCCGGTGAGCGCAAGCAGCAGGTTGTCCCGCAGCGACCAGTTCGCGTCTTCGTTGGCCGGGTCGATCTTGGCGTTGATGCGCGACTGGCTCAGCCCGAGCCGCTGCGCTACGCACGCGACGCTGACCCGAGCGGTGCTCGCCGTGGCCAGCGCGTCACGCACCAGCGCGGCCACGCTCTCGGTTGCGAAAGTGCGCTGCGTCCTGGGCATCTGCGCAGGGAGAGCTTTTGCGCGCTCGTGCACTGTTGCGCTCTCGGCCGAACTGCGACGCTCGTTCTGTGCCACCATGATCGCCACCTCGCTTCTATCTCTATTACAGGTGCGGTTCGTATGTCAACTGTAATTGCGACGACCGGTGGACACCGGCAGCGAGCGGCCTAGGATTCGGCCCATGACGAAGCGCGACCACACCGGCCCGGCCGCAGGATTCGCCGAACGGCTCATCGATGCGCGGACCGCTGCCGGGCTGTCCGTCTCGCAACTAGTAGAGGGGGCGCGCGTTCCGCAGCCCACAATCTGGAACTGGGAAGCGGGCAAGCGCGGCAAGGGCTCGCTCAGCACCGCGCTGGTCGGCCGGGTTGCGCAGTGCCTGAGCGTGCGCGTCGAGTGGCTGCTTTACGGCACCGGCCCGCAGCGGATCGGAGACGAGCAGGCGTCGGACGAGTACCACCGCCGCGCAGCAGCCATAGCTCTGGCCCGCACCGACGGCGTGCGCGAGGAGGCCGTCGCGTATGTGCTTGGCCTGCGAGGTGCGAGATACGCTCAGCTCACGGCGGCGCAGTGGCTCACGCTGATTCGTGCGCACGAGGCGACGCTAGAGGACGCATGATCACGACGTGCCCGGAATGTGGCGGACAGGTCTCAGACAGCGCGCCGAGCTGCCCGCACTGCGGATTCACGCCGTACCGTCAGGCGCCGGTGATGTCTGCGCAGCAGCGCCCCATCATCGTGCGCGAGAAGCCGGGTTTTCTAGACGCGAAGGCGAACCTGGCCGGGTGCATCTGGGCAATCGTGCTTATCCCGGCCGTGATCGTGTTCGCGCTGATCGCCGCCGCCGCGTGCTAGCCGTAGCGCCGATCCGCGATATCGGACACGCGCTCCGCATCGTCGAGGTAGCCGTGGCAGCACGCGATCCGCTCTAGCGAAGCCGAAACGCGCGCGATCCCCGACATGGCTGTAACCGCCATGCGCGTAGCCGCGTCCAGCTCGGTGGCGATCGTCGCCACGTCGCTTCGGTCGTCCCTGGCCTGAGCGCGCGCGACCGCTCCGACCATCATCTCGTGCGCTCGGCCCAACTCTCGCACGAGCCGTAGCGCCGTCATTAGATCACGATCTGCCGCTGAATCAAGGGCATCGCGCGACTCAAGCAGGACCACTTCCCTCCGCATCGAATCTCCCCGACCTTCCCAAATCCGAAGCTAGCAGAAAAAAACGGGGGGGGGCGGAATTACTCTTGCATTCGCAATTACACCTGCTATAGATGGATCCAGGTGGCGCGCTGAAGGCTGCAAGCGTCTCTCGTGCTCGGCGCCACCTGGCCTTGCGACGCAGGCAGCCTTCAACGCGCGACCGAGAAAGGTGGCGACAGATGAAGGTGGCAACGACGGCAGACCAGCGACGCACGGCGCGGCGCGTTCAACGGCTGCTCGACGCAGCACGCGGCGCCGACTGGCTCGCGACGATGACGACCGGCACGGCGCCGGCACTACTTGCCCGCCGCGCCCGTGAACTGCGCGACGAGCACCGGGACGAGATGCGCGAGGCGATCCGGGTGGTCGCTGCGCATGTAGACGAACGCGCGCGTAGCACGATGCGTGCCGAGACGGAGCGGGAGGCGACCAGTGTGTAAGCACCTATCAGCGATCCTGATCGAGGGTGGAGAGCTACTCCACAGCGACGTGACGGACAGCCACGAGGCGCTCATCGCGGCGCGCGGCCTGCGAGACGGCCACGCACAGCTCGGGCGTTTCGTTCGCGTCGAGCTGGTCTGGCCAGACGACCCCGAGCGCATCGCGGACGTCGAGGCGTGGACGCTGCACCTGGACGAGCCGTCCGCGCCAGACTGGTGGACCGACGATGTGCAGGCGGACTGTGCGCGTCGGCTTCGCGCTGTCGTGGCGCGCGAGCTGCTGGCCGACGAGCGCGCGTGCGTACTCGGTGGGTGCTGGGTCGTGCTGCCGGGGGCCAGGCTCGGGCGGCTCGTGGGCGGGCGGATCGCATGGGCGCGCAGCGCGGACCTGCGCAGCGCGGACCTGCGCAGCGCGAACCTGGGCGGCGCGGACCTGCGCAGCGCGAACCTGGGCGGCGCGGACCTGGGTGGCGCGGACCTGAGCTACGCGGACCTGCGCAGCGCGAACCTGGGCGGCGCGGACCTGCGCAGCGCGAACCTGGGCGGCGCGGACCTGGGTGGCGCGGACCTGAGCTACGCGAACCTGAGCGGCGCGAACCTGGGTGGCGTGGAACTGAGCGGCGCGAACCTGCGCGGCGCAGCTCGCTGCTCGTGTCCCAATCACCAGATCCATGGCTGGCGACGGCTCGACAATGGGACGCTGGCCCGCGACACGGAAACACCGGTCGGTGAGGTGCAGCCATGACCAGCCATGCCACGCGCGCGCGCGAATCGTCTACGTGCGAGCCGGCCGACGCCGACCCGTGCGCCACGACCCAGCGCTGCCATGGTTGCGACCTGGCCGAGTGCGAGTGTTGCAGCGACGAACCGGACGAGGACGAACAGGACAACACCTGCCGCGCCTGCGCCGGCACTGGCATCGGCCACGGCGACCCTGACACGAGCCGGTGCGGGCAGTGCGGTGGTCGCGGGTACCACCGCGCCGAGTGCGACCCTGACGAGAACTACGAGAGGATGTGCGAGGACCGCGAGTTCTGGGCCGACGTGCGCAGGTTCGAGCCGTGCGACGACGGCGACTATGGGGACGGGGTTGAGGTGTTCTGCACGGGGGCGCGCAGGCCATGACCGCCCGCGACCGCGAGCGCGCCGACTACTTCGCTGCCGACGTGCTCTGCGAAGTGCTGGGCGACGGAAGGATCGTTGAAGCGACGGACCTAGCGGAAGCGGTCGAGGCGGCGGGGCTCTGTGACGACGAACTGGACGAGGAGGGATGAGACAATGGACCTGCTAACCACAAGCCGCATGCGCGCCTACCAGGCGTGCCCCAGGCTGCACCAATACGAGTATGAGCTTGGCTATCGGCTCGCGGTCGAAGCCGAGGAGCTGCGCTTCGGCACCTTGTGGCATGAGGGGCAGGCCGCATGGTGGCTCGCCGACAGCGCGCGCTTGGAGGCCGGCATCGATGCCATCCGGCGCAACTCGGCATACCAATTCGACGCCGTGAAGGCCGAGGAGTTGTTGTTGGGCTACGACGCAATGTGGAGCGGCGAAGCGCTCACGGTGCTCGCCGTCGAGGTCGAGTTTGCGTGCGACCTGCGCAACCCCGAGACCGGCGCCGCAAGCCGCACGTTCAAGCTCGGAGGAAAGCTCGACGGCGTCACGCTAGACGCCGCGGAGCGCGCCCTCATCGTCGAGCACAAGACAACGTCGAAGGACATAGCCGACGGCTCAGAGTACTGGCGCCGCCTACAGCTCGATTCGCAGGTGAGCACTTACTACGAGGGCGCGCGAGCGCTCGGGCACGAGCCGCAAGGGTGCATCTATGACGTCGTGCACAAGCCGACGATTCGCCCCTACCAGGCAACGCCGGTCGAGCTGAGGAAGTACACCAAGGCTACGAAGGACAAGCCGAGCGCGCTTTACGCGAACCAGCACGAAGCCGACGAGACGCCAGAAGACTTCCGCGTGCGGCTGCGCCAGAGCATCGTTGAGGAGCCGGGCCGCTACTATCGCCGCGGAATCGTCGTGCGTCTCGAAGAGGACGAGCGCGATGCGGCCTTCGACCGGTGGCAGACGGCCGCCGCCATCCGCGAAGCCCGCCGCGCCGGGCGCTGGCCACGCAACCCCGACGCCTGCGACCGATGGGGGCGCACGTGTCCCTACTTCGACGTGTGCACGCGCACCGCTTCGCTGGACGATCCGCTGCGCTTCCGTCGCGCCGAGCGCACCCACGAAGAACTTTCGACAGCCATTCAACCAGTCAGCACGAAGGAGACCGACGACAATGCAAACAGCAGCAACAGCACTCAAGCCAGCGACGCCGCGTAAGCCAGAGCCAGCGAAGCCGCTTCGGATGACGCTCGACGCCATCACAAGCGGGCGGCGCAAGCGTCCCATGCGCGTCTTGCTCTACGGCACCGAAGGCATCGGAAAGAGTACGTGGGCAAGTGGTGCCCCGGCGCCCGTGTACCTCGGCACCGAGGACGGCACGGCCCAACTCGACGTCGCGCGCTTCCCAGAGCCACAGACGTGGGGTGAAGCGCTCCAAGCCGTCGACACGCTCACGACGCAGGAGCACGTCTACAAGACGCTCGTGGTCGACACGCTCGACTGGCTGGAACCGCTTGCGTGGGATGACGTGTGCGGCAAGGCCGGCGTCGACAACATCGAATCGCTTGGCTACGGCAAAGGCTACGTGGCTGCGCTCGACCGCTGGCGCGACCTGCTGGCAAGGCTCGACGTGCTGCGCGACAAGCGCGGGATGCACGTCATCTTGCTGGCTCACTCGTGGATCAAGACGTTCCGCAACCCCGAGGCTGACGACTTCGACCGCTACGAGCTGAAGCTCCACGCCAAGTCTGCGGGGCTCGTCAAGGAGTGGTGCGACGCGGTACTGTTCGCGGCCTACGAGACGCTCGTTGCCGAGAAAGACAAGCGCGTGCGCGGCGTCGACACCGGCGCACGCATCGCGCACACCGAACGCCGAGCGGCCTGGGACGCGAAGAACCGGTACGGGCTTCCAGCGCAGCTCCCGCTTGACTGGTCGGCATTCGTCGAAGCCGTCGAGGTCGGGGCCCCCGCCAGCGCGACGGCGCTCGCCGCGCGCATCACGGAAGCTCTCGAAAAGGCGCCGGCCGACCTGGCAGCCAAGGTGCGCGTCGCGGTCGACGCGGCCAAGCAGGACGCCGGCCAGCTCGCACGCATCCTCGACAAGCTCACTGCAAAGCTCAACATTCAACAGCAGTAGGGAGACAACGACAATGATGAATCCAGGACGATACACGGCGCGCGCAGTGGATGCGGCGCTTGGCTACACGGCAGGCGGGAAGGAGCAGGTCGCGGTTGCGTTCCAGATCATCGGCGGCGAGCACGACGGCGAGGCGCTGCAGTGGTACGGCTACTTCACCGAGAAGACCACGGAGCGCACTATCGACAGCCTGCGCGCGTGCGGCTGGACCGGTGACAACATCGCGCAGCTCGACGGCATCAGCGCCAACGAGGTTTCGTTGGTCGTGGTGCACGAGGCCGACCAGAACGGCGACATGCAGGTCCGCGTGAAGTGGGTGAACCGCGCGGGCTCGGGAGCAATCCAGCTCAAGAGCCGCATGGACCAGGGGCAGGCGCTGCAGTTCGCGCAGCGCATGCGCGGCAACGTTCTCGCGTTCGACAAGCAACAGGTTGCGCGCACCGGAGGGAACGGTGCGGCGGCAAGACCTGCGCAGAGCGGCAACCGCGCGCCCGCCCCAGTGGATGACGATCCGCTGCCATTCTGACCCAGCTCGCGCAGCGCCCGCCCGGCAGCGCCCAACGGTGCCCCGGGCTTGAGGGCGTAGGAGGATAGCGATGCGTTCACTACTTGTTCTGGCTCTGGCCCTCACGGCAACGGCGTGCACCGACAACGAGGGGGCCACGCGCGCCCTGGAATCAATGGGCATGAGCGACATTCAGCTAACCGGCTACGAGTGGACCACGTGTTCCGATAGCGACACGTTCCACACCGGGTTCCGCGCGACGAATCAGGCCGGAAAAAAGGTGTCCGGCGTAGTCTGTTGCGGGTGGTTCAAGGACTGCACCGTTCGGTTTTGAAGCCGCGCCAGCCCAGCGGCATCCGAGTGCGAGCCTCGGACTGGCGACCAACCGACAGGAGAGACGACGATGGGAACACGAGTCTATGGCGCGAGCGACGACCTGATCGAATTCGAGGGCGACTTAAGCGGCGAGGTCAGCTGCTACGGCACGGACGACGACGGGCACACCGGCGTGCTGCTCACGTTCAGCGACGGCACGATCCTGGTGGTGAAGTACGGCAAGCCCGGCTGCGGCGGCGTTTGGGGCATCACGACCGTTCACGCCGGGAAGATGCTCGACCGGATCGATGCGTGCTCGGACGAGGATGCCGACCCGCATAGCGACCAGGCCTTCTTCAAGGAAGGCGTGAGCCTCAAGTGCTGGGCGGCGACGCAGTGGGAAGTCGTGCATTGACCGGCGCTGCGCTGGCCGTGACCGAAACCAACCGACAGGAGAGACGACGATGGCAGACAAGTCCAAGATCAGCTGGTGCGATGCGACGTGGCAAGTCGTAGCGGGTTGCTCCCCAGTGTCTCCCGGCTGCGCGAATTGCTACAGTGCGCGGTTGCTCGCTACCCGCCACCGTCATCTGCCGTGGGCGCGCGGGCTCGCAGTGTACGACGACAGCGGCGATGGCGAGCGGAAGGCGCACTGGACCGGCAGGGTGGTGTGCCGGCGAGACCAGCTCACGTGGCCGTTCCACAAGCGCGCTCCGCTCGTGGTGTTCGTCGGCGACCGCGGAGACCTGTTCCACGCTGCCGTGCCAGACCGGTTCATAGCCGAAGTGTTCACGGCCGCCTACCTGTCGCAACACACGTTCCTGATGTTGACGAAACGGCCGCAGCGAATGTGTGAGTACGTGACCGCGCGGACCGCCAGCGACGACGACGCGATTCGCAACATCTGGCTCGGCACCACCGTCGAGGACCAGCAACGCCACGACGAGCGCGTGCCCATCCTGCGCGAGACGCCCGCCGCGCTGCGGTTCCTGTCGGTCGAGCCGCTGCTCGGGCCGGTCAAGCTCGATCTGCGCGGGGTTGGCTGGGTTATCGTTGGCGGGGAGAGCGGGCCGGGCGCGAGGCCGTGCCACCGGGAATGGGTCACCAGCATCGTGCGACAGTGCAAAGATGCGGCTGTCCCGGTGTGGGTCAAGCAGCTCGGCGCTAATCAGCGCTACGACTTCGGAGCGAGCCACCCGTTCCCACGACAGCGCTCCGGTTCCGACATGGCCGAGTGGCCCATTGACCTGCGCATTCGTGAGCGGCCAGCGATTGGCGCTGCGCGGGCCGTGACCGAAACCAACCGACAGGAGAAACGACGATGGGACGAACGTTGAGGCGAGTGCCAATGGATTTCGATCACCCAATCGGCAAGCTGTGGCCCGGGTACGTACCGCCGACCTGGCGGCCGTGCCCGAAGTCTGGCGTCGACTGCTTCAGCGGCGGCACCGCGGCCGGCGCGTGGCTGGAGTCGATTGCGCGCCTAATCGCCATGGTTGGAGACGAGGGCGCGGTCTCGACCCAGGCGGCGGGACTTCGGGCGCGCGGACGAACCTACCCGCATCCGTACCTTACCTCATGGGATCAGGCACCAAGGAACCGCGTTCGCGGCGGGCTCGTCCCGCTGACCGACGACCTGCGCGCGCTGGTAGAGGGTCTATCTGGAACGAAGCACGGCAACAGTCTCCTCGGCTTCGATGCGTACCGGATCGCGCACAAGCTGGCAGAGGTCGCGGGCATGCCCGATCGGTGGGATTGGTGCAAGGTGTGCAACGGAACTGGCACCCACCCGGACGACATCGCGGCGTCCGAGAGCTGGGAGCCGACGCACCCACCTACCGGAGACGGCTACCAGCTATGGGAGACGACCTCCGAGGGGTCTCCGGAATCGCCAGTGTTCGCTTCGCTCGACGAGCTGTGCTCGTGGTGCGCAGACAACGCCACGACGTTCGCCAACTATCGTGCGAGCGCTGCCAAGTGGCGCGAGATGCTAGACACCAACCTCGTGATGCACGTCGAGGGCAATGTGGCGTTCATGTGACCGGCGCTGCGCGGGCCGTGACCGAAACCAACCGACAGGAGAAACGACGATGGCAAAGAAGATCAAGACAGCGAAGCGAACGACCAAGACCAAGGCGCAGTGGGAGCTTGAAGTGCGCGAGCTGCAGGACCGCATCTATGAGCACCTGCGAGAGGGGAACGCGGTGGCCAAACGCGCCGATGACCTAGCCTCCCAGCTCACCGCAGTCCGCGCCGAGTTGGCGAAGCAGACGGCATCCTGCGCGCATGCCAACGGCGAGGCGGACGCGCTCAAGCTGGCCATGCGCATGCTGGCCAACACGATCATCGGCAAAGAGACGTTCAGCTCGTGGCCGTGGCAGGCGCCCGAAGCGAAGTGAACCGCCCGCCCTGCGCGGCAAAGGAGGGAGTCTAGCGATGCGACTATGGAAGGTACTGAGCGAGGACGGCGCGAGCTGCCACGGCGGGGACGCGAAGTGGAGCCTGCCGCGCGACAGTCGGCCCGGCGAGTGGATGCCCAAGCGCGATCCGGTGCTGTGCGTGTCGGGCTACCACCTATGCCGCGACGAGGATTTGGTCCACTGGCTCGGGCCGCGCATCTGGCGAGCCGAGGCGAGCGGCGAGATCCTGGTCGGCGACGATAAGGTCTGCGCCGAGCGGGTGCGGCTAGTGGCGCCCACGGTATGGGATGAGCCGCTTGCGCGCCGGTTCGCTGCGCTATGTGCCTGGCGCGCATTGTGCCGCGAGCGCCGCGCTGGACGTGAGCCGCACGCAGACAGCTGGGTCGCGGTCCGAGCGGCTCTGGCCCATTCGCGCGGCGAGATCGGAGGCGATGAGTTGGCTGCGGCGAGGGATGCGGCGTGGGCTGCGGCGAGGGATGCGGCGTGGGCTGCGGCGGGGGATGCGGCGAGGGCTGCGGCGGGGGCTGCGGAACGAGCGGCGCAGACGCGGATTTTGCTGCGGGTGATCGCCAGAGCGGCGAAGGAGGGATGAGGGGATGAGCGACAAGCGACCGACGAGGGCGGAGGTAATCGCGGACGAGCTGGGCATCGGCAGCCGCTTCGTGCCAAATCACGTACTGGCCGCGGCTGTGCTGGGCGCGTGCTACGCATCCGTGCTCCGCGGCGCCTGCCGAATGCGCGACCTGTACCGCGCGTGCCGAGAGGACTATGGGCGGCTGGTCACGGCTCTGCGCGAAACCGACGCGCTGCGCATCGCCGAGCAGCGCCGCGCTGAGCAAGCCGAAGCTGAGCTGGTGCGTGTGCAAGACCTGTGGGTCAAGTCCGACCAGCTGCGCCAAGGGCAGGTAGACCGCGCCGAGGACCTGCAGAGCGAGCTGGAGCGGCTCGTTGCGTGGTGCGAGAGGTGCGGGCATGGGTGCGACGGGCTGCGCGGCGCGCGGCAGGGAGGTGGGAAGTGAGCCTAGACGTGTACCTATCCGAGACGCGGCCAGTGGACATCTACCAGGCCAACATAACGCACAACCTCAACACCATGGCCGCGGAGGCAGGCATCTATGAGGCCCTATGGCGCCCAGACGAGCACGGGATCACCCACGCGCGGCAGCTCATTGAGCCGCTGCGTGCCGGACTTGCGCTGCTCATCGCCGAGCCGGAGCGGTTCGCGAAGCACAACCCGAGCAACGGGTGGGGGAGCTACGATGGGCTCGTTGCTTTCGTGCGCGAGTACCTAGCGGCGTGCGAGAAGAACCCGGACGCGCAAGTGCGGGTGTGGCGATGAGCGACCGAATCGACCTCGACGCGCTTGACGCGGCGGTGGCAGGGATGACGCCGGGAGAGTGGCGTAGATCGGTCGCGAGCCACTACGACGTTGTAACAGACGCTACCCCGTACGGGTCCAGGCTGGTCGTGGACGTCCAAGAGCACAGCGACGCGGCCGGCATCATCGCCCTACGCAACGCCGCCCCCTCGCTCCTAGCCGAGCTGCGCGAGCTGCGGGCGTGGCGGGAGCGGCGAGAGCGGGAGCGGTGCGAGACGTGCGCCCGGAATCGCTCCGTGCGCGGTGAACTGGTCGGTTGCGGCCGTGATATTGACGGGTGTGCCGACTGGCGCGGGAAGGGGGAGAAGTGAGCTACGAATGCGCAATCGGGACTGGAATCCAAGGGCTACCAGCGCGCTCCGGTGGTCTGCGGTGCGACGGTTGCGGCATTCTCCGCAGCGTCACCAACCGCCACGGCCAGCCTTACTCGTGGCTACTCGACAACCGAGCGGCGCCGCGATGGCACATGAGGCGCGAAGGCGTGAAGCGGCTCGACCTGTGCCCGGAATGCTGGGCGCTGGCCAAGGCAGCGACGGACGGGCAGGTGTCCCCATGACCGCCCCGCCGCGCCCAACGCCGGCCGAGCTTGCGCGGCACTGTTGCGGGCTGGGGCATCGGCTCGTTGCGTCAGAGCACTGGCTTGCTGATTTCGTGTGCGTGGACTGCGGAGCGCGCGCCCACTTCTCACACGACGCGGGCGGGCTCCGCTGGCAATGGGACGTGCTGCCCTGGACGTCCCAGAAGCCGCCCTGCACCGGCGCGGCACGGGGCGACGAGAGGAGGGACGAGGGATGACGGACACAATCAAGCCCAGGGTGCGCGACGGCGTTCCGCACTGCTCAGAGACCGACTGCCCGCAGTACGACGGCAAGAGGTGCGCCGTGATCGGCTGTAGACCGTTCGCCATCTGCGAGCCGTACGTCGAGCGCATGGCGAAGGAACTGGCTAGCGTTGTGGCCGAGCGAGACCGGCTTCGGGAGGCGCTGGCGGAGCTGGTGAACTGCGTCGAGGTACTGATTACCACCGACTATGGGACGATCGCGGCCGGGGACGCCGAGGTGGCCATGTACTCAGCTGCCAACGACGCCCGCGCCGCATTGGAGGAGACGAAGCGATGAGCACGACGGACGACACGCGCACGGCCACGCTCGTGGCGCCTGACACAATAGCGGCCCTCACCGCCGCCCTCGCCCGCGCCGAGCAGGCCGAGCGCGAGCGGGACCGGCTGCGGGCGGTGATTCTCCGCGCTGGCCTGTGGCAAACGGCGCCGTGCTGCCTGTGCGGCTACAACGGGCCAGGATACTACCAGCCGGGAACGCACGACTGCGCCCGCGCCGCATTGGAGGACGTGAAGCGATGAGAGAACCGATTCGAGCGTGGGCGCTGGTGTGGTCCGACCTGGGCCTTGCCCGCGTCACCACGAGTAAGGAAGACGCGGACAGCGCCGAAGCTGGGCACCCCGGCATGAGGGCCGTCGAGCTTGCCGAAGCCGCCCCGCTGCGCGCCGAGGTCGAACGGCTCCGCATGGATGCCGGTCGGCAACTGGCCCGCTGCGCCGTGTTCATGCAGGCGATGTCCTGGCTCGCCCGCAATGGCTATCAGGAGCGCGCCAAGAAGTTCGTCGAGCGAGCCGACGCGGCGGCGGCAGACGTGCGCCCGGAGGATTTCGTGGTGGCGAAGCCGTGCGGCGCTGACGCAGAGGAGACAAAGCGATGAGTGACGTAGATGATCTACGATCCAAGGTAGTTCTGAGGGCTCCGGGATGGTGCGCGGCGCAGCGTAAACTGGAGTCGATGGGGGAGTCGGTCGAACGTCGGCCGCTGCTCGCTGTCGCCCCCGCTACCACCGCCCTCGCCAGAGCAGAAACGTTGCAGGTGATCGTTGACGAGGTAAACGCGAGCCGCGAACAGCTTCTCGACCGCGCCGAGCAGGCCGAGCGGGAGTGTGATCGGCTCGCCGAAATTGTCGCCCAACGCAACGATGAAATCGCTGCTGTCGGAGAGCGCCTTGACGACGCACTCGAACGCGCCGAGCAGGCCGAGCGTGAGCGGGACGAGGCGGCGCGGCTGTGCGTGGAGATGCAGGAACGCGAGCGCGCTCGTCTGTTCGAGACGTGCCCTGACGATTGCGGCCAGCCCAAGGCCGACGCCGACTGTATCAGGTGTCTAAATCTGTACCCAGAAGAGCACGCCACAATCGAGCGCTGGCGAAAGGAGTTGGACCGATGAGCTACTCAAGATGGGGCGCGCCTGGGCGCTACAGGGTAGGCGGGCGATGGTACGACGGCACCGGAGACTGGTACGTTTACGCTGATGTGTGCGGCAAACTGGCCGTGCTGGGCCCGAGCGAACACTACTTCACGGACGACGAAGTCCGCACCATGCACGACCGGCGCGACCTGTCCGCGGTCACTGGCGCCATGAGCAAGCACAGGGCAGAGTTGCTCTGGTACTTCGGCGAGTACTTGGACGACTGCGCGAGATTGGACAGCGAGGAAACAGAACGGAAGGACACGAGCCGATGACCACCCCAACGAAACCCCTCACCCCCGCCGACTGGTGGGCGGCGCTGCCCATCGCGCAGCAGGTCGCGCTACTCGAAGCCGCGCCGCTGATCGCGGGTCCGTGGCGCAAGGTCGGCACGACGTGGGGCCGGGCTGAGCGCGGGCCGTACGACCGCTGGGCGGCGCTGGTGTGGCGAGAGGGCGGCATGTGGGTAAGGCGCGTCGAGGGCGACATCAGCGGCGCGCGCCGAACCGTGGCCGCAGCCAAGCGCATCGCCGATGCCGAGCTGCGCGCGGCGGGGTGGAGGCTGATGTGAGCGCCGAAGGATGGCGCTGCTGCGCGACGTGCTCCAACCTGCGCCGCCCGGGGCCTCGCCGACGTGCTGCGTCGTGCTGGCATCTCGGACTCTACCTGTTCCCCATGTCGCCGTGGCGCTCCGACTACGGCCACGCCGGGAGCAGATGCACCAACTGGCTACCCCGCCTCGTCACGCCCCGCCCCGAGCTCGTGGGCTACGCGGTGCGGGTGGGGGCGGACGTGCTGGCCAAGCGCTGACCCCGCCCGCAACGACGAAAGCCCGACCCGCCGCGAGGCAGGCCGGGCCGTCATTTACCTAGATGTCACGCGGGGTTGCGTGACACCGCACGGAAGCATAAAAGGTTTTACCTTCTTATCTTGGGCAAGATAACTTTCCTGTGCAAGATAGCTGGGAAAGGGACCGAGACTAGCCGAACCGTCGGCACCTGCGCGGCTATGCCGACACTACGCGGCCCATGCCGCGGCACGACGAGCTACAGTGCCGCTCAGCTGCTCTCACAGCGGCCTTGAGCCGTGCCGGGCGTCCAGGCCAGGACCGGGTGGCATAGAGCGCCCCAAGGGCAACCTGAGCCCCTGCGCCGATGGCTCCGTACCCGTCTGGCCAGACCGTGGCGTTAAGCTGGTCGTCCAGGTAGAGCAGCACTCCGCCGACGCCGAGCAGCACCTCCAGGGTTGCGCTTCGCTCGTCGCAGTCCCGCAGCCGCTGCCGCACTACCGGGGCGAGCTGGTCCACCACCCACGCGCGCGGGTCCGAGCCGTCCCAGCGGGGCAGTGCCCACCTGACCGCCACGTCACAGGCACGACCGTCTCCCGCGACCCCGTACACGTACCCGCCGACCTTGCGCACCTTGGGCTTGGCCGATAGCTGCAGCTCGTCGCCGACCGATACGGCCGTGTCGCTGAGCAGCCAGCACTTGCCGCGGTGGGAGATACCGGCAACGATGGTCAAGACGTGGCCCTCGGCTCTATCGTCGTCTCGTAGTAGCCCTTGCGTCCCTGCTCTCGGTGGTAGAAGTCGACGCGAATCACCCTGTTCGCGTGGTATCCCATCCCGTGCGCCCATGCGTCGGTCGGTGCCAGGGTGCCCAGGGCCTCCACGTACACGCCCTTGATCTCGTGCACCTTCTGGTGATGAATGTGACCCGTCAGCCAGCGCCTGTGCTTCGTTGCGCCCCAATCCTCGCTGCGCTTCTGCGCCATCAGCAGCGGCAGTTCTTCCAGCTTGGGGCCGTCTCCGTGCGTGAAGCCGAACAGGTTGGCGCCGAACCGCAACCACCGGAACACGTCCGCGCTCTTGTCCACTGTCACGCGCGGGTCGTTGCGAAAGAATGCCTCGACGCCCAGGCCCAGGAACATCGCCGCTAGAGGATCATGATTCCCGGGGCATAGGACGACGTGCACGCGCTTGTGCCGGCGCAGGCAGGTATGCACAACGGCGCACGTGGTATTCAGCGCAACACGGGCAACCTTCTGCAGTCGCGTGTCCGTGTCCAGTTGGTTGCCTGCCCGAGCGGTGCGCGCATTGTTGCTGTCGCAATGCACGAGGTCGCCAAGAATCGGCACCACGGCCAGGTCTGCCGGTACCGAGTTGTCGACCAGTTCTGCGATGGCCTCGACGTGTAGCCGCTCTGCAATGTCCGTGTCGTAGTCGGTGCCCGTCTCGTTCGCCCAGGCGTACATTCCAAAATGGGCGTCAACGATTGGATACATTGCGAGCCGGTCCGCGTCCGCCGTGAGCGGGTGCGGCTGCGGCTTGTGCGACAAGAACCACGCATCCGGCAGGCCCTTGATGGCCTCGTGCATCCACGGAAGCAGGTCGTGGTCCGCGTCTCGCGCCGTCTTGACCCACTGCTGAACCGGCCGCCCGTCCTTGCCCAGCAGCGTCGAGACGCCGCGCAGGTGGTACAGGTCGGGGGCGCCCAGCGCATGGCAGGCCGGGTCTTTCGTGGGGTCGCCTGTTGCGCCCACGGGCCCCGCGCTCGGCACGGTGTCGCGCGTGTTCACTTTCGGCGCTTGTTCACGACACATGAACGAATCTGGATCATGAACAGGTCGCATTCCCGGGAAGGCAACGAACGGCCCGGCCTGCTCGGTTACGCGCTCAACATGCCCGCCCGGTATCCACGGGAACGGGTTGGGCGGCGTTGGCCGCTCAGTCTCGACTGGCGCTGGCCCGTGGTAGCGCAGCACGATCGGGTCGGCCATCTCCTGGGCGCGCCGGCTGCCGAGCATATGATTGATGGCCCTGGGCGTGACCCCGTACGCCCGCGCGATATCGGCCTTGGTCTCGCGCGCGGCGAGTCGTCGCAGCACGTCGCCGATCTGCTCGTCGCTCCAAGCTGTGCCTGGTACCTTGCCCATTATTCCGCCTCCAATCGCGACACTTCGAAATGCATGCCATCTGGCACATCCCAGTACCCGCCCCACGCGAACCCGTGCCGCTCGGCGAGGGGCACCAGTTCACGCACAGACCCGCGCGAGCCAATGCCGGCCGGTGCATGGCCGCGCGGATTCCACCCCGCATTGATGTCGAACGCGGTGGCCCAGGCGTGGCTGCTCAGGTTGGTCCGCGAGCCACGCACGAACCGAGGGCACCACGAGCCGGCCCAGGTCTTGACGAGCGGCAACAGCCCGGCCGCTTCCCACGCGAGCCACAGGTCGAGCAGCTGCGACGTGGCCCGCTTGTGCCATTGGATGCGGCACGAATCAGGGGCGCCCACGATGCCGCGCAACTGCTGCAGGTGCACGCTCACGACGTTGTTGCGCGCCCACGAGTCGGTGATGGTGATCGCTTCCGGGTCGGTCGCAGTCGGCGCGGCTCTGAACTGGAAGTAGCCGAACGCCGCGACCTTCTCGCCCTTGCTCAGCGCGCGCAGGTGCTCGGACGGCTCGGCCTTGGCTGCCTCGCACGCCCATTCCAGGTCGCCAACGCGGCCGGTCATCGCGAGCCCGTGCGCGCCTTGCCAGATGCGCGTTGCCCGTTCCGTGAGCGGTCCGAACAGGCCATCCGCGGTTGAGCCGATGATGCGCTGCCAGGCCATGACGTCAATGCCGGTCGAGCCAGGAGCGAGCGGGTTAGACATGGGGCACCCCCGGTATGCGCCGGTCTGGAATGCCCAGCACGGCGAGGGCCGGTGCCCAGCCCACCGCGTTGCCCGACGGCGTGTGGGGGCGCCAGAAGCGGGCAAGGCTGCTGTAGTCGACGTGGTCCAGGTTGTGCGCGCAGCTCAGCGGTTGGATCAGCTTACCGTCCTTGTGCTTGGCGCTGGGCATCGCGCGCCACCCGTAGATCCATACCTGGTGCGTCTTGTCGTCGTGCGGCCACGGCTCCCACTGGTACTTGCTCAAAACCCAGGGTTTGCCCGTTGGGTAAAGCAGTGGGCTTCGGTCAAGCGGCTTGACGTGGCGCGACTGCATCGCGGCCATGACCGCGGATTCAATCATCGCGCTGTGCTCGCGCTCGCCACAATCGAAGCAGAGCGGCCACGGGTCGTGCGTCACCTCCCGGCACCGGACGCAGGCGTGCGACTTCGGCGCTGGGTCAAGCGGCGCCTGCGACTGGGGTTGGATGCGCACCTCGGCGAAGCGAGCAATCCGGTCGTCAATCTCGGGCGTCAGCAGTGCGCAGTCGAGCAGGTCAGCCACGTGCTGCGTTGTGCGCGCCGACATGGCCCGTCGAATCCCGCCCACGCTCAGCGCGTCACAGGTCACCTCGATAGTGACCTCGGGAGACAGGTCAAGGCGAGCCCACTCCAGCGGCTCGTGCTGGCCAGCACGGACCGCGGCGAGAATGTCGGCCTCACGCATCGCTCCCCCGGTCGTTGAAGTCCAGCACCTCGCATGCGTCGCGAATCAGCACGTCACAGGCCAGGCTCCACTGCGCCTCCGTGAGCACCCCACGCGGGTCAAGATCGTGCTCAGCCGCGGCAGCTCGGAACATGGCGCGCGTCGTCAGTCCCATATGCTGCCTGAAGATGTCGTAGGCCCGTAGCCGAATGGTCCGGCCAACTCCGAGCGTCTTGGCCCGTTTCCTCGGTGCGCTCATTGGCCGCGCTCCGTTGGTTCAGCGTCCGGCACGTCCAGCACGCGCGTGCCGTTCTCCAGTTCGTCGCTGCTCGGCGGCGGGGCCGGTGCGGTATCGGCCGCAGCGATCAGGTCGGCCCGCACGATCTCGCACGCGGCGTAGATCGATGCGTCCAACACCTCCTCGTTGCGCTCGCGCAGGTAGTCTCGAGCGTCGCGGAGCAGGTCGAGCAGACCATAGCGGCGCTGGCCCATTTCGAGCCGCTTGGCAAGCTCGGCGATGACCCGCAGCTCATCGGTACCGAGTTGAGCCAGCACTACCAGACAATTCGCGTGCGCCTGACTTCGCGTCATACTACCTACCTACTCCCTTCGCGCGCACCGCCAGACGGAACGCGCACTACACACGCAAAAACGCGCAGCAGTGCACCCGACAGAGCCGAGCGCACAGTGCGCGTTACGTTGGCGCGAGCCGGTACAGGCCGGCCAGCGCTGATTGGTGCTGTGCTACCCGCAGCCGTGCAGCACAGAAGCGATCGCAGTGCCGGCCGCGCCAGTCACGAGCGCGACCAGGGCAGCGACGCCCCAGCGCACCCAATGGCGGCCACGCTCTTTGCGCTCGTTCAACTGAGCGCGCAGGTCATCAACGCGAAACTGCCCGGTGGTTTCTGCGAGCCCGTTGGCTCTTCCCTCAAGCTTCTCGGCGCGACCCTCCAGGAGCGTGAGCCTGGCGTTGGCCGTCATCAGTACGCCCTTCATCTCGGCCATGGCACCCGCCGACTCGTCAACCTTCTTGTTGACGTCCCAGATGATCGCTAGGTGCTTCTCGCGCGCGTCTCGTTCGCGCACGTTCTCGTCTATCAGTTCCCGAACGAGGCGCTGATTGGTGTCGATGAATTCGCGCCAGTAGTGGCCAGTCGGCGGGGTGCTGGGTGCGGCTGGAAGAGGCGTCATGGCTGGCAATCCCTGGCAGCATCGGGCACCACGTGGCAGCCAGCGGCAGTCATGCGCTCTGGCCAGGTTGGCTCAGCCAACCACCGCACCGTTGCAAGCTCGTCAGCGCTGGACTGGTCAGCCCTGGCGCACCAGAGCAGGTCGGCGCGCTGGTCGGGTAGGGGCGTGGCGTATCGGTAGACCATGGCCTATTCCCTCGTGTAGACGCTGGCCGCGTCGGCGCCGAACCGTGCGCGCAGGGCGTCCTGGATCTTGCTGGCCGCTCGGTTGCGCACCGGGGCTCGCTCAGCAACGCGCTGGAGCTCAGCCACCGGGTCAACCCCGCCGTCGATCAACTCGGCCGCAACCGCACCGATCGCGCCAAGGATGCCTAGCGCTGCCCCGGCGTCACCTGGCAGGCCACGACTCGCCGCGGACAGGCCAGAACCGACCGTCCGCACTACGCTTCCTAGAGCACTCATTGGCACCCCCACTCGACACCGGCCGTCACGTCCACGTCAGTCCCGCCAAGCACGGTCTGGAGCGCACACCATGCGGCTCGCAGCGTGCCAAGGTCGAGCGGTCGGCCCGTCTCCAGGTCGGTCGCTGCGGCGTTCTGCGCCGTGGCCACAGCGTCCAGCGCGAGCCAGATCGCATCCCACTTGCGGTGGCACGCCATGAGCCGCAGCTGAGCGTCGGGCAGGTCGTCCGCAGCCGTGATGGCCGCCAACGCCTCGCGCTGCTCTGCCTCGGCTACGAGCGGGATAGCGGCGTTCGCGGCCAGTGCAACGGCGTTGACGGCCGCGCGCTGTCCGGCCAGTGCAGACGCGCCGCAGCCAGAACAGAAGACCACCATCCAGATCGCGAGCAACGCGCACGACGCCGCAACGAACCGACCAGGCCAAGGGCTGAGCATCATCGTCTGTCTCCGGGCAGTATCGCCACGAGCATTAGGATCAGGCCGAACACGAGCGCCACAGCGGCGCCAGCGGCCAGGCCGTGCAACTCAGGCACCGGGCTTGTCCTGGCCGTTCTGCGCAGTGCCGGCCGGGGTCGTGGGGGCAAAGAGCGCCTTGAACACGCCAGGCACGCGCGCGGCCGTGAGAAAGCAGATGCGGTCAATCGTGCCCCAGAACGCCTTGCGCCAGCCGGTGAGCGAAACCGGGTCGGGCCTGGGCGCGGCGTTCGCGATGACGTACGCCACGACCGAGACCACGAGCAGGATTGAGTCGAGGTGGGCAATGCAGAACTGGTAGGCGGCGATGAGGGTGGGCATGGGAAGGGTCTCATGGGTGCGGGGCGGGTCAGGCGTAGCGTGCGAGGTAGCCGTGGAGATTGGCCAGCTCCGCCGCATCTAGCAGTGACGGGCGCCACCCCCAGTCGTAGATTTTCCCGTTGAAGCCGATCGAGTTGTTGAAGGCCGCCCCGATGGCAGCGTCCCCTCCCACCGGATACCCGTGGTAGTTGCCCTGTCCCAGGCTCCCACCGTTGCGGTAAAGCGTCGCCTTGCTCGTGCCGTTGTCGAGCTGCCACACCATGCGCTGGCGACCCGACGCAGCGGCAGCGATCCCGACGTAGGCGTTGGTGTTGTCAAAGTGGCCGCTCTTGTTCCCGGCGTTGACGAGGTGACACAGGAAGAACCGGCCCGTCTGCACGTCGAACAGGCACTCTGTGGTGCCTGCCGCGTTGGTGGCATCGTAGGCACACCAGACGGTGTGCGACACGGCCGCGCTTACAAGCTGCCCGGCCGCAAACGGCATGAACTGCGCGCCGGCATAGACGATGGCTGGCCATGCCCCGGTGTCGTCGATGCCTGGGCGGGTCGGGGCGTTGCTGTTCACTGCCTGGATGATTCCGCCCACCTTGTCGGTGAGCGCCGACAGCTTCAGCACTCCGCCGCCAATGTCGACCGTCGTTCGGTCAGCCACGTCGGGGCGCATCCACACCGCGCTCGCTCCGAGTTGCTTCGGGGTCCACAGCGATCGGCCGTACGACCCGCACGCGCTCACCCCAACTCCAACCCAGGTACCCATTACAACACCGGCGCCGTGGTGACCCACGCGCTCCCGTCTGGCAGTCCGTAGACGGTCACGGGCTGGCCGTTGATCGTACTCACGACGTTGGCCGCGCCGTTGATCTGCTCGGCGCCGTCTCCCTCGATCGTGATGTTGTGCGTCGTCGCCGATCGCGTGTGGTCGAGGAACTGCACTTCGCGCTCAGCGTTGGCCGCGACGGGGGGCATCGTGCAGGTCACGTCACCGCCCGAGCAGTCCACGAGCACGCGGGACACGCCGATCGGGATCGGGTTCGGGTTGGTCGTGTGGTCGACCGTGATGCTCGACACGTAGCAGGTGCCCGAGTGAACCACAGCGGACCCGTCGGTCTTCCACGGCGTGGCGATGCCGACGAAGTGGTTGCCGCCGTCGATGACGAGCCCGCCAGCCACGCTCGCAACTACCTCGATCCCAGTTGTGAGGTTGTCGCCCGCGATGTTGCGGATCGTGTTCCCGCTTATGGTGACGACGCCAGTCGCCGCGAGGTCGCGCACAAGGATCGCGCGGTTCGGCTGGACGTTCGTCGCACAGCACCCGACGATCGTGTTGCCGTGAATTGAGACCGTGCCCGAGTGCCCGCGCACCTCGATGCCGGCGCCGCAGTAGTTGGGGACACCGTTCGTGAACCAGTAGCCGTCGATTCCAGTGATCGTGTTGTTCGCGATCTCGCACACCGCGTCTGGGTTCGCCGTCCCGAACACGGCGATGGCGCTCGTGCCTGACAGGTGCATGTCCGAGTCGTAGACGGTGTTTCCGTTGACGATTGCATGCCCGTGGCAGTCGACGACGAGCAGCCAGACGCCGATCATCTCGGCGGTCGTGTTGCTCAGGATGTTTCCAACGATCTCCGCCGACTCGGCGGCCACCTGCATCGGCGAGAACCAAGTTCTCTCGACCCAGTTGCCCATGAACCGAGCGCCCTTGCTCTGGCCCGCTGTCGAGTTGCAGTTGATGCCGTTCAGGTTCGTTTCGCGGATGATGCAGAACGATCCGCTGATGCCGGGGCAGTCGCCATCGTTGTAGAGCGCCTCGTCTCGGAACGCCTTGGCGGTGACCCGCTCGTACCGGAAGCGTGGACAAGCGTTCGCATAGAGCCCCTTGCGCCCGAGCTGCGCCGTCTGCACTCCGTCGAACGCGACCACCGCTCCTTCTAGCTGCACGTTTTCCAACGCGCAGTCAGAGCAGTTGACGAACGAGAGCAGGCCGTAATAGGCGCCGGTGGGGGCTCCCACGGCGGTGTCTGCGCGCCCGTCCACGATGCGCGTCGCGCCATTGCCTGAGCCGCGCACGGTCACGCCGGTCGCGCTCGTGAGCCCCAGGTTCTGGCAAACGCCGTACGAACCGGCACTGAGCTGCACAACGCCGCCACCCGCCGCCTTGGCCGCGTCAAGCGCGAGCTGGATTGCCGGGCCATTGTCCGTGCCCCAGTCGCAATCAGCAGTCCCGGCGACGCTGGTCAGCGCGACATCGGCCATCTCGACACTGCCCGCGCTCGTGAACGAGGCAATCGTAGTGAAGTGGTCCGCACCGGCCAGGCCAGCACCGCGCACGCGCAGGGTCTTACCGACGTCGCCGGCCACGAACGGGTTGGATGCGCTCGTCAGTGTCGCGTCGGTCGCAACGGTCGTGCCGTTGGTCACGAATTGCAGGTCGGCGATGGCGCCGTACGCTTCGGGGCGGAAGGTGCCGAGCGACGACGAGAGCCGCAGCGCGCGGTTGATGGGCCGCACCATCCCGTACGCTGCCGAGCTTTCCTTGTTCGTGTCGTTCTGCTCGTCCGCAACCAGCACCTCGACGCCATCGCTGGTCGGCACATAGAACTTTCCCGTGGCCGTGCAGGCCGACGAGGGCTCGCCAGTCGCGGTGTCGATGCCGCCATTGATGACGCACTGCAGAGCCGCAGCGGTCCCGGCGAGCAGGGCCGTGGTCGTGCAGGTCTCGTTGTGCGCGCCCGCGACGGCCAGCGCGTAGCTGGTCGTAAGGCTCGTGTCGTCCGTGCGCACGAGCGTCCAAGCACACGTGTTGACGCCGACGGTTGACGCGAGCGTGGCCGTGATGGCGCCGCCGGCAGCGATGCTGACGCTGGTCGTCGTCGCGCTGCCGTTGATCGTGAAGGCTGGGCTGGGCATAGGTAGTCCGGTGCGTCACGGCACAAGCCGGCGCGTGGTCGGGAATCGTCGTCTTTGGCGTGCTGGGCTAGGCGGCTGCGTCAGTCACTTTTCGCCACGCGGCGCCGTTGTAGACGCAGATTTGGGTCAGGTCGGTGTCGTAGACCGTGAGCCCAGCAACGGCCGTTAGTGCCCCGCGCTGTGCTGTCGTCACGCACATGAGCCCGAGCGGGTTGGTAAGCGCGACATTGCCCGTGAGCGGCGTGTCTGCGTGTGTGTTGTTCTGCGCGCCGATTGAGAGCGTGGCCGGTGCAACCCCGTGGCCAAGGTCGTTGGACTCTTGCCCAACCGCTGGCGCGGCCACCGCGTAGCCGAACCGCAGACTAGGAGCCCCAACGAACACGTCGGTAGCAGAAACGAACAGCCGCTCAACACCGCCCGGGCAGATGGCGAAGTCGTTCGGTGGCGACACGCCCACGTCCCCGTCCGTGTCGATGCGGAATCGCACCGCGGCGGAGGCGTCCTGTAGCTCCAACGCCCCGTGCGTCGCGACGCCGTGACCTGGCCGCGCTACCCAATTTCCGCCGATGTCTGTGGCGCCAAGCCCGTCGCCGCCGCGCGAGAAGTAGACGCCGCCGGTCGATGCCGCTGCCGCGCTGTTTACGTCCTGGGCGTGGGCCGTTAGGACTTCGCCGGTTACACCCGGGGTCGTGTCGGTGGCCTGGTAGATATTCGGCGCCGCAACGTCGTAAGCCCAACACAGAAACTGCCCAAGAGCGAACGTCACTGTCCCGCCCGAATGCGTCGGCGCTAGCCCGCCAACAAAATCGAACGTGGTCCGCGCGCTGCAGGCCACCACGGCCCCGTCCTTCTTCAGCTCGAACAGATCAACAAGGCTCATGGTGGTTCTCTACAGTGTGCGGCGAACGAATCCGTAGCGGTGCCAGGCCGACACGGCGCCCGGGGGCTCGCCGGCCGGCGCGGTCGCGACGACGATCGCCAGCGCGTCTAGGTACGCAGCAATCAGCGTGTCCAGCTTGGAGATTGAGTAGGTCAGCGGATTGGTCACGTCCTCGGTCGTGTGACAGAACGGCTCAAGCGGCGGGCCGAAGTCACCATCCAACACGCGATGCCGCTCATAGATGCGCCATCGAAGGTCCGCGCTGAGCACCGTCGCGCTGGCCGTGTTGGTGGCGGTCGGTGCGAGCAGGGTGCAGAACAGGTCGTCCCCGTTGTGCCAGTTCGCAGCCGCAGCGGAACCGTTCCGGCAGTGCGCAACGATGACCTGCCGCAACCTGTTGAGCAGCGCGATGGCGCCGACCTGGCTGTTGCACGCCGTGGACAGGGTGCGGTTGGTAGCGTCCGCGACCGGGTGGCACGGGCCGGCGCCGACCAGCACGCGGTGTGCCTCGTAGTGCGTGCGCAGGTCGTTGGCGCCGTTCTGTAGCGAGTTGCCATCCGCGCCATACTCGCCGGCAACGTCAAGCGCGATGCCGACCAGCCCAGCCAGCGCCGCTACCGGTCCGGCCATGATCGCTGCTTCGCGCGCCGCCTCGGTCGTGTGGTCGACCAGTTCGGCAGTCAGGATCGTCGTGCTGTTGACTCCCATGCGCAGCGTCGCGCCGTCGCCCCGCTCGGTGACGATCGGCAGGTCCACCTCGGCTAGCACCGAAACAGTCCCGGTCTGAGTTGCGGCCCAAATGTAGCGATCCTCGCCGGCCGGGTCGCCTTGGTACGACGGCTGCCCGAGCGTGCTGGTGTACTCGTGGCACGTCACGCTGTAGACGCCCGGCGCGTCCGGCGTGAACACGTCCGTTGCAAGACCGCGCTCCAACGCCTCGGCCGCAGTGCCCGGCACTGGGTCGCCCGCGTACTGAGACGAGAGCAGCAGGCCGGTGGCGAGCGCCGACGACTCGGGAACGGCCGTCAGCTCGTAGGCAAAGGCGGTCCCGGTCGTAGCCGTGACGTCAAGCGTCACCTCGTCATCAGCGAGCGGGCTGGCTGGGGTGTGGGTGACAGCCATCGGCTACCAGTCTGGATAGGAGGTGCAGGTGCAGGTGATGATGATGCTCCACACCCTGGAGTCTGTCGCCCAGTTTGCGCCCGACTCGCTGTACAATGTCAGTACATGGCGAAAGCCGCCCGTGTTGATCGGGATGGCGAGCGCGTCCTTGAACAGCCAGTGGTTACCCTCGTAAGTAGCCTTGTCCGCAACGCTGTCCGTGATGGTTTCAAGCACAACGCGGGCCCCAGTGTCGTTGATTGTAGACAGCTCTACGTACTGCGGAGTTGGAGCCCCCCCGGGGAAGGCTCCGTGAGCCTGCCCTCCTCGGCACCACAGCGCCACCTTTTGAATCGCCTGATTGTGCGGGAGTCCAATCAATTCGAATTCCATCGCACCCTGGGCGACCGTGTTTTCCCAGAACATGCCCGCGAGATCGTACGCCCAGTTGCTAAGCACCTGGGCGCAGTAGAGCGGCATCGTCTTGGGAACGTCGCGCGACGCGAGTTTGATCAGCGACGTGCCGGCGCACGTCAGCCCCTGTCCGCCGACAAGGATCGTCGCCGTTGGGTTGTACGTCCCGCCGTCGGTACCATCAATCGCGCGCGTGGTGTTGGTGTCGATCCCGTTGATCTGCGCGGCGCTGATCGTGGTGGTGTCGTCGGTCCAGTTGCCCGGGTTGACTCGAACGATGGTCATAGGTAGGTCTTTCCGACAACGCCGATCCCGACAACGAACGAACTGCCAACGCCGACGCAATACGCGGCCCAGGCCGGTAGCGAGCGCTCGAACGCAACGGCCACCGCGTCGCGCTTGGCGTCGTAGCTCGCGTTGGTGCTCAGCGCGTTCGTGTTCAGCACAACGCCGTACCGGCAGCGGTTCGTTGACCACTCAAGCGACGGCGGGCCGGGGTTGATTCCGGGCCAGTAGACAGTGTGGTCGGCAGGGTCCACAACGCGCAGCTCTTCGAAGTTTGCGCCCAGTGCTCGCGCGGCTACGTCTTCGAGGTCGCCGTAGCTGTTGCCTACAAGCGCGCGATTGTGCGCCGCGAGCCGCTGCCGACGCTCGTAGTCCGAATCTTCAAGTACAGGCCGAAGCCCGCAGCACGTCTCCCAGCCGGGCAGCGCCTCAATCATGCGGGTCGGGATGGCCTGGTTTGCTGCGCGCCGAGTGCACGCCCACGCGGACGCCAACACCGTTGCCTCGCCGTACGCCTCGCACCAGTTCTCGGTGCCGCTGTTCGGATCTAGCGCCGGCTCAAGCGCGCCCAGGATAGCGCGCTGCTCTAGGCTGTGGAAGTCCTCGTCCTCGCCAATCGGGACTGGAAACTGTACGGCTAGACCCATGGCGGCGCTCAGTAGAACGTGACGACAACGGTCAGGACCGCTGCGCCCACGTCGCCCACGTCCGCGTCTGTGCCGTGCGGGGAGTGAATGACGAACGTGCCGCCGCTGCTCGTAACAGTGAGCGGCCTGCCTTGCACCACGTCGCCGGCCGTCGCCGAGATGATCTCAACAGTGGCGCCAAGGAAGTTGAGTGTTTCGACGATGCCAAGCGAGTCGGTGAACGTGGCCGGGTAGGCGATGGTGTAGCGGCCAGTAGCGGTCTTCGTGACCGTTGGCTTCTGCGCGTCGCCGTTGCCCCATAGTGAGCGGTGCTGGACGGCCGCGGTTGCATACACTACCGGCGCGGCCACCGCGGTTGTGTTGAACCGGACAACGGCCTGCACCTTGCAGCACGTGAGCTGCGCGACGTCCTCGGCCTCGCGATTGTACTCGCCAGCGGTCAGCTCAGACTCAGGGTTCTGTACTGGCTTGGCGTCAACCTTCGGTCCGCCGTAGTCTGCTAGGTCTCGTGCATCCATTGCGCTAGGTCTTTCGGCGGAACGCCAGGCAGGAAATCGTGATGATGCGCGGCGCGCTGGTCACAACCGCTGGGACGTCCGGCGTGTAGCTCGGCGTGTAGGCCGATGTGCCGGTCGCGCCGGTGCCGTGCAAGAAGCACTCGGCAAAAGACGCATCGCGCACTTCCGGGTAGGCCGTGCTGAGCGAGGCGAGCAGCGGAGATGCCAGGTCGGCCGGGTACGAGACGTCTGGCGACGGGTTGCGCGCGGCCCGTGGTAGCCGGTCGGCGCTGTCCGTCTTCTCGCCGGGCCCGAGCGCCATGATGGCATCGCGCAGAATCTTGCCGTAGAGCTTGATGTTGTACGCACCGGGCGACACGAACATGCCGCGCGTGATGTTGCTGAATGCATCGACGGTGGCGTCAAGCGTCAGTGAGTACGCGCCCGCGCCGCCGCCTACCGCGGTGATTGTGAACTCAGCGAACTCGCCAAAGCCGTCATCGCCGCCGGTCGGGTTCCAGATCGCAATGCGGTTGCCAGCGGCCGGAACGTTCGTGGCGGTGCTGTTCACGATGATTTGGCGCGTTGCTGGCGTCACCGTCGTGACCTCGGCCCGCACGTGGGTTGCGGTCTCCGCGTCGCTTGGCCACGGGACAGCATCGCGCCACCCACCACCGGCCCCGCCCGATGCGATTGGCAGCGGCAGGTCCAGGTCAATGACGATCATGGTGGACTGTGCAACGATGCTCGTGACGAGCAGGTCAGACCAGCCCGGCATCTCAGCGATGATGCCCGCCGCAACGCTGGACGTGACCGACGCGCCCAGGAGCCGCGTGGGGTCGTCGTTCGTCACCACGCACACGTCATAGCTGCCGGGCCCGCGCGCTGCCGAGTAGACGAACGCGGCCGACACGGCTGCGCTGGCGTCCTCGGACCAGCCGATTACCTGCGACGGATTGCCGCCCACTGCTGGGAACTGAAGCCTGCGCAAGAGCCGTTCGCGCAGTGCCTCGTCGTCGTCCGCCGCGGCCCCGCCGGTGATGCCGCCGGCCGAAACGGTGCAGGTGCGGGCCAGACCGCCAATCGCCGCGCTGTCCCAGGTCAGGATGTCGCCTGAGTCTAGGTTGCCAAGCTCGCCAGCTTCGACCGATTGAATCTCGACGTAGCTGCCAGACGGCCCGGTGACAGCCACGGTGACCGAGTACTGTACGCCGTCGCCGCTGGTCGCCTTGAACGACGCGGGGATGGTCACAGACAGCGTTGTGGGCGTTGTGGTGTAGCGCACCAGCCCGGCCGCGAAAGACGCGGAGCGGGCCGTGATGCCGTACAGCGAGCACATCGCAGCCAGGTCGTCGCCGGTCGCGGTCAGCGGCGAGAACCGGGCGACGACGATCTGGTTATTGGCGATCGCGATGCTGAGCCGGTTCGCGAACGCCTGGGCCCGGTAGTACAGCTCCGAGCCCTTGGCGACGTTGGCGGTCAGCCCCGCTTGGTGATACGACCAGCGAATGTCCGATAGGATCTGCCCGCGGATCTCGTCAGGCGTCGGGTAGCTTTCGTTCTGGACTGCTAGGGTCATGGCTACGCCTGAACGGTATCGTCCTGGCCGGTGGTCAGGTCGCGGTACGTGATGGTCCGGTACGTCGTGCCGGCCGAGTTGCTGCCCACCTCGACGCTGCGCAGCTCAATCGCGGGCGGCTTGCTCGCGGTCAGCACCGACAGGGCCGCGATGATGCGGTAGCGCGCCTCGGACATGTCGCTTTCGGAGATGAAGCGCTTGGGGACGTCGGCAAACGAGACGAGCAGCAGCACGCGCTGAGCGGTGCTCTGCATCGAATCGTTGCCGCCGGTCGTCGCGTCTAGCTCGTAGCGCTTCGTCTGTGCGTTCACAGACCGCGACGAATGCAGATCTGGCCTGGGCAGCACCGGGAGCGTGACGGGCAGCGCGTGGGGGCCTCGGGTGTACGGCATGGGGCTATACGATCGGCAGGTACTTGTCCTCGAAGCCGTTCGGGTCGGTCGGGTTGCCGGCGGCGGTCGACGTTTGAAGCGCGCCAACGTCGGACGCGATCTTCGCTTCCGCGTTCGTGCGGATGTACGTGACGATCGCTTGCGCCAGATTCGTTGCGAGCGAGCCAAAGCCGCGGAGGATTGGAATGCAGTCTGGAACGGCCGGCAGCTCCACGCTGGTGTCGGCCGCGTAGTTGCCCACGAACTCGTCGTAGATCGCTGCCGCCATGCCGGTCTTGGTCACGGCGCCATCGTCGGCCACAGTCACGGAGCCAGCTGTCATGGTCATGGCGTCAGGCTCCTGGCGGTGGGTCGAGGGGGCAGAACGGGTTGGGTAGCGTGGGGAGCTTGGGAAGCGGCAACGGGGGGGGGATCGGGATGGCTGGGATGTTCAGGATCGGCAGCTTCAGCGGGATCCCAAGGTCAGGAAGCGGGGGGAAGGGAAGCGTAGGAAGCTTGGGGAGCGGCAACGGCGGCGGGATTGGAAGCGCCGGCAGGGTCAGCAGCGGGAGCTTGAGTGGAATGCCGAGGTCCGGCAGGGGCGGGAAGGGCAGGACCGGCAGCTTCGGCAACGGGAGCGGCGGGGGAATTGGCAGCGCCGGCAGCGACAGCGGCGGGAACTTGCAGAGACTCACGGGATGATGGTCCAGCGAGTCGACGCGACGCCGGCCACGCCAGTCGGGCCGTACAGAATCGACGCCGCCGGGGCTGGCATCGGCGGTGACATGGGAGCCATGGTCCCGAGCTGCCCGCCAGCGGTCGCACAGACGAACGTGCCTCCGTCAATCTGCACTGTGCCGTCCGCGTGTAGGCTGAGCTGGGCGTTCCCGACCCCAAGCGTGATGCTGTCGTCCTTCATGACGAGGAACGAACGCCCGTTCGTCATCGTCAGCGTGCCGTCTTGGCCGCTCAGCTCGACCATCATCGTTGCGTCTACCGGCTGATTCACCGTGTAGAGCACAACGGCGTCGCGGACCTGCTTGACCATGGCCCGCGCTTCGCCGTCCGTGACGATGCAACGATCGCCTGGGTCCATCGAACCGACCAGCGACGCAAAGCGATTGTCACGAACGCCCAGCACGTAGCGGCGATTGGCGTCCTGCAGGTAGAGCGCCTGCGCGGAGCCGTCGTCGTTCGGGTCGTTCGGCCGCGCGATGAAACCGTCCAGGCCCCAGAATGGCGAGGTTGCGTCTACCCCGCGCCCATCCGACTGGTAGCCGAGCGAGCAACGAACCTCGCCCTCGTCGGCAGTACTCGACAACACGTCAGCGACGCCGACGCGAGAGGACACCGTTGCTGGGGGCATGGCTACGACGTGGCGATCTGCGCTTGCAGAAGGTCGACCCACTGGATTGCGCCGTCCAACCTGCGCATCACGTACAGGTGGCAGCGCGTGAAGATTGGCGCGAGGTATTCGCGGGGCAGCAATCCGGGGAAGGCCCAGGAGTAGCCGATGTCGCTCACAGCTACCGAGTTGGGAGTGATTACGATAGAGCCGCTGAGCGTTGACAGCGGCCACGTCGACAGGTCTTCCGTGACCGTGAGCAGCTGTCGCGCGGGGTCGTCGGTTCGCTGCGACAAGTACCAGTCGTAGTCGTCCACACCGAGCACAGCATCGTCGGCGCCCATGTTGCACGTCACGTAGATTGCCGCGGTCGTGCCGGTCCAGGGCCGCGGGATGCCCATCAGGGTTGAGCCAGTGTCGCCAAACCCTGACGCCGGGAGCCGCACATTGCCGACCGGCCACGTCGGGTAACCGTCCGTGTCGCACGCCTGGGCCATGAGCGAGGCAGTGGCAGACGCAGCCTCGTTGACCAGCGGCTCCACTGTCTCGACGTAGGTGGCGTCAACCGCTGCGATGGTGTACCAGCCGTCATTGCTCGTGCTGAGCGTGACGCGCAGGCGCTGGCCGGCAGCGAACCCGAGCGCCACGAATCCGGGCGCAACGCTCGGCGTGATACGCTTCGTTGCGGCAGAGAACGCCGCGGTGACGCCGCCCGCTGCCGTCCAGACATGGGCCGGTGCGAACATCTGCCGGAACTGCGCAAAGCTCGGAATGATCATCAGTCAACCCCGAGCACAAGCGCGCCCTTGGGAATCAGCTTCAGCTTGGTCCGCTCGCCGCGGTCGTCTACCGTGAACTCGCGGTCCATCACCCACAGGTCGTCGTCAATGCCGAGCGCTTCGATGTAGCAGTGGCAGATCGTGTCAGGCGTCCACACGGCGCCGGTTGCGGCAACCAATCCGGCAACAGTTGCCTCCAAGTAGTACGCCTGTGCCGCGCGCGTGCCCATGATGAGCCGCGCCATGTTCTTGCAGCGCTGAATGTCGCGCGCTTCCTTGTCGCACACGAAGCGCGGCTTCCACTGTGCCGAGCTGGACGAGTACGACCCCGGACCGGCCTGGATTGGAACGGTCGCCATCTTGCCGTACGGTGCGCCGCTGGGCCGCGTCAGCCCCTCGACGTAGCAGCGAGCGCCCGGCATCGCGCAAGCCTTGGCCGAGTCGTCGTCGCTGGACTGACCGCGCACAACCACCTCGGAATAGAGGCCGTCGTTCGAGTCGTGAATGGTCAACTCGTCAACGCAATAGTCGCCGCTGACCTTGTGCGCCGAGTCCTGAACGATGGTGTAGCTGGCGGCCTGGTCGTAGTCCGGCGCGGTAAGGTACAACTCGCCCTTGTAGTTGCAGAACAGCACTACGCCGAGCCGCGAGAACACGCGCGAACAGAACTGGTAAGCGGTCTCGCCCTCCTGCGCCTGCAGTTCCTTGAGCGTCAGCGCCTTGACGTCGCGAGCCGCCGCCCGGCCCTTCGGTGCCTTGCCGGTCAGCGCGTTGACGTGCGCGGACGAGTCGCCAATCAGCGTGTCGAACCCGTACGCCGCAAGTACCTCAAGCAGCACGTTCGACACAGGAACGTCCGACTTGAACCGGCGCGTAAGCTCTGGGTCAACGCTGCCCTCGTTCGCCGCGGACAGCTTGGATTGCGCCACCACGTCCAGCACGCACCCGTCGCTGCTAAGCCTGGCGTCGGTCGATACGATGATCGGCGTGGCCAGTGGGTTGCCGTTCACCAACAGTTCGAACGGCTCGCCGCGGCGCAGTCTGTTACGATAGTCGGCGAACTGCTCGCGGGGCGGTACAATCGTCAGGTCGTACGAGCCGAGCGCATCAGAGAACCCCTCGCGAATGCTGGCCTTGGTCCATGCAGTGCAGTCGGTCCCGTCAGAGAACCGCACAGAGAGCGAGCCGCCGCGAGCCATCAGGCGTAGTACCTGTAGGCCGTGCCGCTCTTGACGATCGGGTTGCCGAGTAGCGTCGGGTTGAGCGTCATCAGGTCGGCAAGGCTGTTGCCGGTCGAGTCGGCCAGCTCGTCCAGGGTCGTATCGCCGACGGTCGTACCGGTTGCGATTGTGCGCGACAGCTTGACGCCGGCTTTCTCGCCCAGAGACTCAAACGCGCCCCAGAGCTTCACGAGCGCGTCTTTCGCGGCGTAGTACGAGTGGTTCTGCTCGGCATCGATGAAGCCGATCAGCTCGTCAATCTTGCCCTGCGCCTGGTTGATCATGCCGTCAATGGCCAGGTCAACGCTGTACATGGCAGACTCGACCATGGCGATTGCGTCCCATGCATCGGTCACGGCTTCCTCGCTGGGCCACGGGATGTTGGCCGCCGCAACGGACGCCTGCGCCTCGGTCTTGGCCGCCGCGACGCTCACGTTGGTTGCGTCGTCCCATGCGTCCGCGGTCGGGTCGGTCAAGTCCTCTTCCCACTTGAACTCGACGAGCACGCCCGAGGTTGTGCGCGCCTCGACTGTCACGGACCCGCTGATGATGCGCACGTCGAGCGGGCCGAGCAGCGGGTGGATCATCTCCTTGGATGACCCGTCGAACAGGACGCGCTTCCACTCGTCCCACTTCTGCGGGAACGATTCGAGCTCCAGGCTGTTCAGAAAGTACAGCTTAAAGCCGCCCGCGTGCGACTTGCGCCCGACGTTGTCGTGCCCGTCGCGGTCGATGTACGGGTAGTGGCGCGGCGTGACGCAATTGTCGAAGTCGAACGAAGCGACGTCGTACTCGGGCGACACAAGCCCGTCGAGCTTCATGCGGGCAAGGCCGAGTACGGCCGACATGGGCGATACGGTTGCCATCAGAACAGGCTCACGCCGGACCAGGGACTGCCGCCGGGCTTACGCCCGCCGCCCTGGTTGTCGATCTTCACGCCGTCGATCTTGTCGGCCGCGCCAGAGATAGACCGGACCAGGTTGGACAGGGCGCCGCCCATCTCGTTGGCCGTGCCCTCATCCTTCTCCGAGGTCTGGAGGCCGGGGATCTTGCCGAGACCAGGGATCTGGCTCATGAGTAGCCCGAGGCCGCTGCCGTACTTGAGGATTCCGCCGAGCGCGCGCTGACGTCCGATCTGGTCGGCGTCGTATGCGTCGGCCTCTTGGGCCGTTACGTCACCGGCTGCAGCGGCTTCGGCTGCGCTGCCTAGCGGGTGGGCCATGTTGAAGCCCTCGTCATACAGCTTCTGGTACTTCGCCCACTTCTTGGCTCGTTCGGGATCCATTCCCTCGGCGCCGGCAATCTCGGCCACCTTCTCAAGCGGCAGATCCGGCCCCATCGTCTCCCGAATCTCGGCAAGCTTCCTTTGCTCTGAGCCGCTCAGGGCGAGATCGGCAAGTCCTTGTTGGCCACGCTCTGCCATCCGCGTACCCTTGCGGAAATCGGCCTTGCCCTTGTCGAGAATGCCGGCTGCATACAGCTTCTCAACTAGTTCGCCGAGCCCGTCGGCCGCCGCAAAGGCAGCCTCGGCCAAGAAGTCAATGGCCTGCGCGCCCTGGTCAGACTGAAGTAGGCTCGACAGTTGCGTTGCAAGGCCGGTGAACGCCGGGATGAGCGAGTCGTTCGCCGACGACTTCAGCGACTCCCACGCAGTAGTGAGCTGTGCGCTGGCGGACTGGCCACGAATGGCCGCGTCCTCCTGAACGTCACTGTACTGGGCGCCGGTCGTTGCGGCATTGGCCAACATCTCGCGGACGGCCGCCTCTCCAGCGGCCAGATCCTTCCCGCCCTTGCTGGCCGCCTCAAACGCTGCGATGAGTGGGGAGATGGCCTTGACGCCGCGCTTGTCGAAGGTGTCCTCCATCTTTCGCTGGTCGCCCTTGTAGCCCTTGATGACGCCAACGAGTACGTCGTTGATGTCCTTGGTCTCGTGCCCCTCTTTGCCCTTCTTCCAGATGCTGAAGCCGGCGCCGCGCTTGATGTCGTCGCTCTTGGCCACGAGCTGGCCAAACATGCTCTGGAGCGCGGTCTTCGCCTCGGCCGCCTCGCCAGTAGAGGACTTGGCGATCTGCATGAGGCCGCCCACCTTGCGCACGCCCTCTGAACCCTTCAGCCCGCCGAAGCGCTCAGTGGTAGCGCCGATCTCGGCCATGTAGGCAGCCATGTCGGACAGCTCAAAGGCGCCCTTCTTGCCCTGGAAGGTCAGATCGGCAATGGCCTGGGTCATCTCGCCAGTGCCTTCAATGCCGAACTTCTGGAACAGCGTCGCCATCGTGTTGCCGAGGTCGGCGCCGGCCACGTCGGTCGCGACCATGATCTCGGCCATCTGGTCTTGCCACTGCTGGGCAACGTCGAGCCGGCCCGTGCGCGTCGTGAACTGCGACACGGCGGCGCCGATCTGCTCGGCCTTTGCGCCGGGCGTACCGAGCGCGGCCTGTTCCCAGCCGCTTCGAATCGCCGTAGCGCTCTGTGCCTTCTCGCCCGGCATGCGGCCCTGCACGGCTACCTTGCTGGCCATGGTCTGTAGGTCCAGGCCCTCGCGCAACGCAGCGCCGCCGACCAGTGACGCGCCGGCCAGTGCCGAACCGGCCAGGCCCATGCCGAGCCGCGCGCCCTCGCCAGCGAACCCGGCGATCTTGCCAATGCGCTCGTTGCGGAGCCTGGCATTGGACTGTGCCCAGCGCTGCGCGTTCCTGGCCTGCTCTTTCTGAGCTCGGGTCTGTCGCTTCAGTGCGTCTGTGATCAGGCGCTCGCGTAGCTTCTGCGTCCTGGCCTCGCCAGCGACGGACCTGGATTGCGCCCTCTCCGTCGCGGCGTGGACCTTCTGCTCCTGCTTGATCCGGTAGTCGGCACTCTTCTGTGCGAGCTTCTGCCAGCGCGCGGCCTCGCGCTCCTGCGTCCTGTCCTGTGCGGGTGCGCGCCCAGCGCGAGGGGAGCCGGGGGCGCCTGGCATGGCCCGCAGCTTCATGCCCTGGCCAGCGAATGCGCGAGACGCGGAAGACGCGCCCTTGGCCGCCTGCTCAATCGACTTGAAGGCAGCGATGACCTCGGCCGCGCCGGTCGAGCTGAAGTTGTAGCGGACCGAACTCACATCGACCCCAGCTTGGCGTCGGCCTTGGCGATGACGCGCGCGATCCCGGCGTCTGCCATCTCGGCCGCGTCGCGGATGCGCGAGTAGCCGAGCGCGTCAACATAACTCGCGTATTCCATGCCCATCAGCAGGTCGATATCAAACTCGCCCTCGACACTGGCCGGCATTGGCCTGGCCATGGTCGAGTGTTCAAGCCGGCCGGTCCTGTTCTGGTACGGGTGCCGGTCGCGCTCGAACTCGGCGGCGCGTTGAACGGCCCGCAAAGCCCTGTCCGGTAGGTGACGAAAGAACGCCTCGGCACTGCGCGTCAGTGCGCGCACCTCGGAGTCGTCAACGTCAACCTTGTACATGGGTCAGTCCTGCGGTTCTGCGGCGGGCGGCTCGGCTTCGACTGGCGTGGGCGCTCCCCACCCGAGCAGGTCTGCCAACCGCATGGCGAGAAGTGTAAACGCTTGCGTCAACCACTCGCGCGAGCAGTCGGCAAGCACGGCTTCGGGGATCTCGGTGTGTCGAGCGGCCCAGCACCCGCGCGCGACGGCCTCGACCGTCTCGTGGTCCAGCTCAGAGCGCAGCGGCGACTCGGAGCGCTTTACCTCGGTTAGCAGGTTGTGGAGACAGGCTAGCTGGTCGCTGGTCAGGTGCTTGCGCATCCACTGCGGGCCGCCCGAGAACGCCGGGTACGGGATGGCGCCCGGATCTTCGACGGGTACCTTGCACGTCCTGAACAGCACCTCGACGATCTTGGCGTCGCAGAGAATGTCGGGGTCGTGCCGGGCCATCTCGTCCGTGCCGGCCCGCTCCCTGGCGTGCTGGTGCGCGGCGACGACGGCGCCGTCCTCCTCGGCCTTGGTCGGCACAAGGAAGGCCACTTCTGGAATCGCCTTGCCGCCCAGGCCGAAGAACCCCGAGACGTCGAACCGGTGCGCCTTGCGCTGCCGCGCGTCGAGGATCTTCGTCAGTTCGCTGACTGGTACGGCCGCAGTCTTCTCAGCCATGGGTTGTACCTCCTCGGATCTTCCAGATGCGGCCGAACGCGGCCCGGTACGCCATGAGCTGCCCGCCCGTCAGCTCGCCGACGCACCGGCCGAACCAGCGATCGGGGCGCGGGTTCCGGCACGTGCCGTGCGGCCCAAGCGACACGTCGCAGCAATCGGCCATGGCGGCGGCTAGCGCGATGTTCTGCGCCGACACAGCGCCCTCGCTGAGCGCTGCATCCCACAGGTCAGCGTCGACCAGTACCTCGCATGGCGAGACGATGTGGAGCGCCCCGAACACCGCAACGGACAGCGCGCGGTGCTCTGCGCAGCTCAGCCGATCCACGTCAGCAGATGCACGAAAAGCGCGCCCCTCGCCGGCCATGAGTGCCAGCGAAACGAGCGCGCTTAGTGCCCCATCGGTCGGCCTGTCGGCGCCCTCAGAGTCAGTAGCGGCTGCGAACTCCAGCCCAGTCAGAGCCCGGACCGCCAGAGGCAGGTCGGGTGCGAAGGAAAGCCGGTAGGGGATGTGGAGCGTCGGCCGGTCGCAGCTGGCCAGAAGACGCCACAGGCGAGCGTGGCCTACGTGCTTTGGGGGCTCCGTAGGCCAGCGCATGCCAATGCTACTCGAACAGAGCCGGAGTCCCCACGAAGTCAAAGCTGATGTTGGCGGTCTGGCCAACGCCGGCCGAGCGCTTCACCGAGGTGATGTAGCCCTTGGTGACGCAGGACTTGCCGCTGCCGACTTGCTGGATCTTCAGCTCGACATTCGTGCGGTTGATCTTGGCGCCCTCAAAGTCGTAGTCCTCGCCGGCAATCGGCGAAACGTTCGTGGCGCTCACGGTCCGCTTGTCGGGCGATGGCGACAGCCCGGCCCAGCCGAGCGGGATCGTCATGACCTCTTGGTCGTCGCTGACAAGCTCCGTATCGATCGTGGTGTTGTTGGCGAGCAGGATGCCGTCGCAGTACAGGACGCAGTTGCTATAGAGTGCCATGGTCGGGCTCCGTGCTAGTAGGCGTCCCCAACTTCGAGGATCTTCGTCTCGCTCTTGAGGTTGTGCTCAATCGCGAACAGCTCAGCCGAGATCGTGACGCCGGCCGGGATCTTCGCGGTGATGATGCTGGCCTTCATCTTGTCGGCCTTGCTCGGGGCGAGTACCGGGCCGTCGTAGATGCCGAGCGGCTTGGAGCTGGTCAGGTCGTCTATGACGCCGATCATGATGCTCCGCACGCTGTCGGGCGTGGTCGTGCGCGCCTTGGGCATCTGGCCCGCGGCGGGGTTGTCATCCACGAAGGGCTGCTTCTGCGCCGCATACCGGTCAGCAAAGAGCTGCCAGGCAAACGTCACGGCGCTCAGGATGTGCCCCTCGCGCGCCTTGTAGTCCTTGTCGCCGGTGGCCGACTCACTGCGCGACGAGATATCGCGCACCAGGTAGGTCTTGCCGTTGGGCCGCGTCGCGATGGGCGAGCCGCCGTTGTTCAGGTCGGCTCGGACCTCGGTTGCGCTGGGCCGGTCTGCAATGAGCGCCGGGGCCGGGATGGTCCAGGGCGTGTTGTCGGTGGCGCAGTAGCCGGCGATGTTGGCCGACGGGTGGGCAACCTCAGACACGCGCTTCACTGCCGCGCAGTGGGCCGCGATCATGCTGCCAGGCAGATCGTTGTTCTCGGCCCAGTACGAGTGGGCGCGGGTCGAGTTGAGCGCAACGCACTGGGTCGTGTGCGCCCCCTGCGTGCCAGTGAAGCCAGAGAACTGGAGTTGCTCTTTGCCGTTCGCCGGTGCGGCTTGCGCCACGATGGCGGCCAGGAACTCACCGAGCTGGTTGTCAGTCGCGAGCGGGGCGGTGGTGATCCACGGGAGAACGTGGTAGTAGTTCTCGTGATTCATCGCCGAGGCAATGACGGCGGTGCCGTCGTCCTCGGTGGTGCCGGCAGTGACGGCCGCCTTCGTCACGGTCAGGGTGCACGGAACAGTGAAGCGTGCCCGGCAGCCGAACCCGGCGCCGCCTAGGATCTGGCCGTGGCGCGGACCCTTGTGGACGTGCGTAACGGTGACATTCGGCGATGCGTCGGTCACGACAATCGGAAGGCTGGACTGCTCCGCGTCGTTCAGCGCAACGACGGCATTGGCCACAACGGTCGCAACCAGATCGCCGCTCGTCACCGCAACGTCAACGGTGCGGCCCATGATGGTGAACCGCAGCGTAGAGTTTGCGGTCGCGCTCGCACCGCCAGCAATCGCAAATTCGACGTGAGCCGCGTTGCCAACGGACTCGGTGACCGCTGCGCCGTAGATGGTCGCGGACGGGTCGACCGCCACATAGTAGCGGTACATCCACGTGACTTCGCTTCGACGGCCGAAGCGCGTAACACAGTCGGCCTCGTCGAGGATCGGCAGCGTCGGGTCGAGCGTGTCGACGGTCTCAGAGCCGGTTGCCTGCTTGTTGCCGTACAGGACGACGGTGCGCACGGTGCCACCGGACGAACCGGGGCCCGCACCAAGAATCAGTTCACGCCGATCGCTCGGGGTCGGGTCAAGGGGATCAACACCAGTGAGGGTCATCGGTCATTACTCCTTGGCCGACTTCGCCGGCTTGCTGACTTGGGTGGGCACGGCGAACTTCGCCTGCGCCTCTCCAATCGACTGCGCGACGAGCTGGTCAACCAGGACCAGATCGCCCTTCGCAATGGCCTTGCGCAGATCGCCGTGGTCGCGAATGACCTGCTCGAACTGCTTCTCGCGGCGCCGGTCGGTGCCGACGTACACGGGCGCATCGGCCCACGGGTTGCTTACCGCGGCGCCTGGCACTCCCTGGACCTTCAAGAATCGGGGCATGATCTCTCCCTGGCCGTCCCGGTTGGGGCAGCCCGAATCGTCGTTGCTGCGGCGCTCGCTGCTAGGCCATCTGGCCAGCGCGCATCAGTCGCCAGTTCGTGCCGTCAAAGTAGAAGTCGGCGAAGTAGCGCACCGACACCGGCATAGTGATCAGCGTGCCGGCACCGGCGCCGCCGTTGACAACAGCGTACGTGTTGGCCGTCACGTCCAGCCGCGTAATGGTCAGCTCGTCACCGGCCGCTGCACCGGTCGTGCTGAGCGTCGCCACGTGGTTCGCGGTCAGCGTAGCGGCGGGCAGAATGCGCCAGCGCTTGCCCGATGCGTACAAGGTCGCGTCGGCGTTCGTCAGGTTCGCGCCGAGTTGCTGAACCCTGACCCGGTGCCAGCGCCCGACGGTGCCGCCCGAGTAGGATAGAACCGTTTCGCTGTTGGCCGTGGTCGTGTCGCCCGGGATCCAGCGGTATAGGTGCGGCTGGTCCAACGGGATCGCGTAGTGCGCAATCGACGGGCCCCAGTCGGTCTCAATGGCGCTGATTGACGCCATGACCGTAGCGGCACGGCGAGCCTCAGCCACGGGCCAGGCCCTCCAGGTACCAGATGTCAAGCAACCGCTCGGCGAAGTGTCCGATCGTGCTGTAGCGTCGCATCAGCTGGGAACCTCGTCGGTCAGCGGCCAATCGTCTGGAGCTTGCAGTTCGTTCCCGAGCAGGTAGACCTGGCACGCGGACAGGATCCGCAGCATCTGTAGGAGCACGTCGAGTCGCGACACGTCAGTCAAGATCCTCGCTCCCGTCCGGCGCACCAAGCGTGCGATCCATGATCCAGGTCGTCTCGTCGAAGCCGCCGTCGGTGCCGTAGATGCTGACCTGCATATCGCGGTTGACGTCTGCGGGATCTTCGAGCACGTCGGCG